CTGACGCAGACCACAAGCGGCATCGAGCCCGCTTACCTGGTGGTCTACAAGCGCCGCAAGAAGATTAACCCCAACGACGAAGACGTGTCCGTGGATTTCACGGATCTCATGGGGGACCGGTGGACGGAGTTCACCGTTCGGCATCACGGCTTTGCTCAGTGGCAGGCAGCCAACGGAAAAACGGACAAGGACCTCGAGGAGAGCCCCTACTGGAAAGCCACGTCCAACGATGTGGACTGGGTTCAGAAGGTGAAGATGCAGGGAGCTGCGCAGAAGTGGATCTGCCATGCCATCTCAAATACGACGAACCTGCCGGCCGACGTGGACATCGAGACCGTCAAGAGTGTCTACGAGGCAGGGTGGAAAGCTGGCTGCAAAGGGCTCACGGTTTACCGCGATGGGTCGCGCTCAAACGTCCTCGGGGACAACCACCTGTTCGTGCAGCATGACGCACCAAAACGACCGGACCGTCTTCCATGTGAAGTTCAGCGCAGCAGCGTCAAGGTGGGCCACGACGCCAAAGGGAACCCCATCATGGAGGACTGGCTGTTCTTCGTAGGGTTGTTTGAGGGCAAGCCTTTTGAGATTTTCGGTGGCACGACTGAGAACATCGAGCTCCCCAAGAAGGTCGAGAAGGGCGTCATCGTCAAGCGGACGTTCAAGAACGGCGGCAAGTACGACTTCTACTACGGTGAAGGCGACGATCCGACGAAGATCAAGAACATCGTGCGGCAGTTCGACAATCCCGACCAAGGGTGGGCGACGCGCATGATCTCACTGTCTCTGCGGCACGGTTCGCCGATCCAGTACATCGTCGAACAGCTCGGACGAGACAAGGAGGCGGACATGTTCGCGTTCTCCAAGTGCATCGCTCGAGTGCTCAAGAAGTACATTCCCGACGGCACTCCTGCGACCGCCGAGAAAGTATGCCCCGGCTGTGGCGCTGAGGAGAGTTTCATCTACGAGGAAGGCTGCTCCAAGTGCCTCTCGTGTGGCGACAGCAAGTGCGGGTAGCGCCGATCAGATGAAGAAGTCGATGACGGCGATCCCGCGCTCAGGGATCTCTTTCTCGGCTTCTTCATCTTCTCCATCCTCGGAACGGTGACGACGCGGCAGATCGATCTCAAGCTCAAGGCGAGGTCGAGGTTGCGGGCGTTGGCGCTCGGGGAGGCGTCTGAGATGTCGGCGTTCCATGTTCAATGAACGGGATCGAGTTAAGTCTTACACGGTTTGGGTCTCTTTTCACGTTTAGCAAGCCCCAGGTGGGTAAATTCCTTGATGGCCGAGACATTCACAGGACTCAAGGTGAAGGACTTCCTTGGGGTCTTCTACCGCGAAGATCGCCGCCTGATGCTCGCAGATGAGTTCGATGGCGTGCGGGACGTGGACGCTGAACTGGCCTCATACGAGGGTCAGGAGATCCGACTGCTGGCGCACCATCGCCCACTGGAGCCGGCAGACAACAACCGGTGGGGAGGTGGGTGCTGCATGTTGGAAAACTCTGGGCACTGCCACTTCGGTCATCACGAAGATCCACGAAGAGCCTTCACGTTCAATTCCAAGGGCGTACTACGAAGGAGGGAAGACCGTTGGTATCTCGAACACGAAGAAGACGAAACCGAATGCTTGGTCGACTGCCTCGTCGGGCACCGCTCGCAGATCATCATCACGACGGTTCCCGATCTCGAGGGCCTCGAAGAGAAGGTGAAATCCTTCGACCCCTCCACAACACAACCCGAGACCCTCGACGAGATGGCTGAGCAGATCAAGAATTTGCGCGACACCCTCGCCGAAATTAATCACCTGAAGAACGATATTGATGTCTGAGTATCATGCAGGCCGAGTCAGGGCCGTCATTTTTGAGAACGCCGCGCAGTCGTTCTACATCATCGAGATGGTGCTCGATGGCCAAGCGACCGTAGATTCCACGGAGGCCAAAGGGACCACCGTGCGGGGCAGCGTTCCAGGCCTCGATGTGAAACCCGGATGTTGGTTTGGGTTTGAGGGGCACTGGGTCGATCACGACAAGTACGGGCGCCAACTCCTCATTGACCGCGCTCCTGTCATCGAGGGTTCGTGGGACTCCGAGAAGGCGCTCAAGATGTTGCAGAGCCACGGCGTCGGAGCGCGCACCTGCGACAGCTTGCACGAGCAGTTCGGCGACGACTTGCTCGACGCGCTTTCGGACGCCACGAAGCTCCAAACGGTGCCAGGGATCTCCGAGTTCTCCGCACAGCACATCGTCAGTCGATGGCGCGCTGTCCGGGCCATGTTTCAGAGTCTTGAGTTCCTCGGTGAACTTGAACTCCCCAAGCAGCGCATCGAACAGATCTACGCGCACTTTGGAGACGAAGCCGAAGAGATGCTGTCCGAAAACCCTTGGGCTCTCGTTGAGATCGACGGCATCAACTTCGACCAGGCCGATGAGGTTGCCCGTAAACTCAGTCTCGATCTCTCCAGCGAAAGCCGTATTCGAGGCGCCGCGCTCTACACCTGCAAAGCCAAGCGGGGCATGGGGCACCTCTACTTGAGCTCAGGCGAACTCGTGAAGGGCATCACCCACTACGCCCCTGAGATCGACAAGAGCAAGATCGCCCAAACCCTCAAAGACCTCCACGACGAGAACCTTCTGCTCATCGACAACAAGACTCGTGAAGGGGTCACTGCGATTTACGAGCCATGGTTCTACCAGCTCGAGCTTGAGTCAGCCCGACTGTTGGCCGAACGAAAGGTGAGGGCCAGGATCACGGAAGAAGACCAAGCCGAGTACCTCGAACGCTTGGGGACTGTGGGACCCAAAAGCGAGAAGGCTGCCAAGCGCAAAGACGCCAAGATCAAAACGGTTGCGAAAGCTGCCATCAAAGAGTTCGCCGAAGGCGGCACTACCTCCCTGTCCGAGGCTCAGCTTGATGGTGCCGTCAACGCCATCACAGAGTCCCTGTCGGTTCTGACCGGGCTGCCCGGCACCGGCAAGACAACGACGCTCAGAGTCGTTGTGAAGGTGCTCCAAGACGCCGGTATCCCTTTCCTTTTGGCGGCTCCCACGGGCATTGCCGCCAAGCGCCTCACAGCCGTCACAGGGGCCGAGGCGTCCACCATCCACCGAGCCTTCGGAGCCAAGGGAAAAGACCGTGACGATGGTCGTGAGGCCACCTACGCGGGCATCGTGGGCTTCGGGGACCGGGAGGTGGATACCGACGGTTCACGGGAGTTCTGGGAGTTCTCCGCGCACCAACCGCACCCGGCCAAAGTCGCCATCATCGACGAGAGTTCGATGGTCGATCAGCACTTGCTGTTTCGAGTGCTGACCTGCACCGCGAAGGATTGTCGCATCGTGTTCGTGGGGGATGCCGCACAGCTCCCCTCAGTCGGTCCCGGCAATGTCCTGCGGGACCTGATCGACAGCGGCAAGATCCCCGTGACCGACCTACGGGAGATCTTCCGGCAGCACGAGGCCAGCGATATCGTCATCGCGGCCCATGCCATCAACCGTGGGGATGTGCCCGAGTTTGAGCACAAGAGTCGGGACTTTTCGGTGGTGGAAGTCCGTGACGAGAACAAGATCCTGGCGACGATCACGGCCACGGTCCAGAAGCTCTACGACCTCAGGGTCAACTTCCAAGTACTCAGCCCGCGCCATGGGGGGACGCTCGGGGTCACGAGTCTCAATCTCCGCATCCGAGAGTTGCTCAATCCCAAGGCCCCCGGTCTCCGTGAAATGCGTCTCGGCTCCGAGATGATTCGCGAAGGGGATCGAGTCATGGTGGCGAAGAACAACTACCGGTTCGAGATTTTCAATGGTGATGTGGGGAAGGTCGTACGTCTGGACCCGAAGGCAAAGATCGTGGAAATCAAGATCCACGGACCGCCGGTGATGCACGTCCAGATGCCTTTCAAGGAGGCACCCTCACACCTGCGGATGGCGTACTGCACGACTGTCCATAAGAGTCAGGGGCAGGAGTACGACATGATCCTGATGCCCTGGACGAACTCGTTCCGGCATCAGTTACAGCGGAACTTGCTGTACACGGCCATCACCCGAGCCCGTAAAAAGGTCATTTTGGTAGGGCATCCCGAGGCGATGGCAAAGGCCATCGACAACAACAAGGTCGATGCTCGCAACACGCTTTTTCCCGATCGGCTTCGGCATTTTATCGATCAGGGGTTGGTGCCCCGATCGAAGGGGTAAACCGAGGGAGGACAGTCATGGCCGAAGACGGACCGCAAGAGATAGACAAACGCCAGATCAAGGAGCGTCTTCGTCGCATCCGCGATGGGATTCGCATCACAAAGATCACCTGCAGCCGGGCAGTGAAAGGGCGCAATGGGGATTCGTTCGTAGCGTTCTCTGCGGCGTACCAGTCGGTGCAGGATGACAAGGGAGGGATGGGGGGAGACACGCATGCCACCCCTGAGGAGGACGGGGCCTACGCGGCACAAGGCATCAAGATGAAGGACGCGAAACTCGCTCGGTACATGTTGTCGATGGAGTGCGACCTAGCGGCCCTTGAGTCGGCCGCAGCGAACGGCAGCATCAGTCCTCAGATGTTCCAAGACTCCGTCCGAGGGGTTCGAGAGACCTACAACCGACTCGTTCTGCGAGAGATGGGAGCGACCAATGGGAACGCCAGCGACCAAGCCTAAGCCAGAGCCTCTCGCTATCCCCGTTGTGGATCTTGACCGTATCCGGGAGACCTACGCGGAACTCAAAGGGATGCAGGTCAAGCTTGACCCCAATCCCATTCTGTACGGGCCGAAACGGTTCAACAACCGAATCGCTTCCGTGCGGGCCATGCTCAACCGGGTCGATCAGATCTTCCTCCAAGTCTCCGAGGACCTGCATCTCTTCAAGCGCATCATCAACGCCAAGCGCACACTCTACGATTTTGAGAAGCGCGAACTCATGGTGAACGACACCCGGGTTCGGGTGGGTCGATCACAGGCCGAGCGCGAAGCCCTGGCCGATGTGCAGCTCAGAGACACCCTCGAGGACTTGGCCGAGCTCGAGCGGGCCGCTCACGACCTTGAGACCATGATGATCTCCATCAAGTCCAAGCGCACGGACCTCAAGGACGCGCAGGGACGGATGCGAGACCAGATGAAGATGATTGAGCACGACCTCGGAATGGGGGCTCGATGGGGCTCCAACGCGGGGCCCTCTTTAGAGGCAGCGAGTGTCACTGACATCGACAGCATGCTCGCAGACGTGGATGCCAGCCTCGGTATTGTGGATGGCGACGACGAAGAAGAGGACGAAGAAGAGGACGAGGACGACGAAGAAGAGGAGAGCGAGGACGAAGAGGTCGTCGTGGACGATGCGGGCCAAGACCCCTCTCCTCATGCAGAGGAGCCCGTTCTGGTCTTCGGCGAAGAAGCCGAAGAGGACGAAGAAACCGAGACCGAGGACGAAGAAGCCGAAGAGGACGAAGAAGCCGAAGAGGACGACATCGAAAAACTCTTGCCCGACGAAAAGGACGATGGGGATCTACCCGACGACGACAACACGCCATCCGACGTGAGTTCGTTCCTCGATTCGATTGGCTCGAGTGACGAAGAAGATTCCGAAAGTGACGACGAAGACGACGCCGACGAGGTGATGGGCATTGAAAGCCTGATCGCTAGCCTCGCCGACGATGATTGAAAAGTTTCCGTCGTTTTTTGCGCGTAGAAGAAATGAACAGGCAACGTCTAACCGACACTGCCCCTCACCAACGAAAGAGAACAAGACAATGAGTGCATCAACTTTTGGATTCGGACAGAACGACGCCGGTATCGGCGGCAAAACCAAGAAGTTCAAGGCGGACGAGGGCAAGACCTACCGTCTCGGCTTCGTCTGGTGGCCCGGCATGGAAGAAGGCAAGAAGGTCACGACTGCGACCCTGACGCCTCCTGAGGGTGAGGACGATGAGAAGCTCACCCCCCACTTCATCGGAGCTCGCCAGTTCTACGTGGAGGGCGTCGGCTATGTCATCGACACCGGCCCTGAAATCGGACAGCTCTTGGGGCAGCAGTCCAAGCCCAAGATCGCCACCATCGTGGTCTCGTGGGCGCTTGGGAAGAAAGGACAGCCGACCAAGGAGTCGCTGTTCGAGGACCTTCCCGAGGTCATGCCGTGGATCTTCTCGGGCGACAAGTACGAGAAGCTCAAGAAGATGCACCTCTCGGGCTACCCCATGCACGAGTGGGATGTCCAAGCGGACGTGGAGAAGGGCGGGGCTCAGTTCCAGAAGCTGACCTTCCTTCCTGCCAAGCAGTGCATCTTCAAGGAGATGCTCAAGAACGACAACGAGCGTGCGCAGGAGATCGCCAATCACATCATCGCGCAGGTCCGGGCTCTGGCCCCGAACCTCGAGGGTGAGATCGGTCGAAAGTACACGCTCGACCAGCTCAAGGAGAAGCTCGGTCACGAGGTCTCCTCACCGGTCGGCAATGCGGTGGCCGGCGGCGATGTCGAGGTGGACAACCTGCTCGGCTCGATGCTGGACGACTAGGTCTCGGTAGGGTTCCAGATGCGGATTTTAGGTCTGGACCCGTCACTGAGGAACTACGGATGGGCACTCCATGACACGGAGGCAAGCGGCCCCGACCGATGTATCGATCGGGGCCGCTTTCAAACGGAGAAGAAACAGTTCTCAGACGAGATCGGTCGCTACATGCACCTGCGAGAGTGCCTCCGAGCGAAGATCCAAGAGCTTGAGCCCGACAACATGGGCCTCGAGCATCCCGTCATGAATGAGGACTACTCCGAGGGCATGTACGGACTGTTTTTGTTCACCATGGAAGCCATCAAAACCGAAGCCCAGAATCTGGTGCTTGTGGGACCCCCGCAGATCAAGAAGTGGGCGTTCGATTTCATGGACCGCCCCAAGGGTTGGAAGATGGGGAAAATGGACATGTGCATGACCGCGTCCGAACACACGGGCGGCGGTAACTGGGACCACAACGAGGCCGATGCGTACATCGTCTCGATCTTCGCGGGTCGGTTCTGGAATTTCTACGTGGGCAATCTGAACGAAGACGAGCTCACACCGTACGAGTTGAAGACGTTCACCAGCATCAGGACCATCACGAAAGGCAAACGCGCCGGACAGCAAGAGGCCAAAGGTTTCTTGCACCGCGAGGGCGATCGCTTTTTCCTGTGGTCCGTGGAGTAGAAGGCTAGCCATGGCGACAACAAAAAAGACCACGAAGAAGAAAGCAGCGACCAAGAAGAAGGCAGCCAAGAAAGCTCCTGCTCCCGCTGCTGCCCCCAAAAAGACGGCGAAGAAAACCACAGGGAAGACGAAGACCTCCGGGAAGGGAGGGAAAGCCTCGTCTCCCCTTCTCCAGGGCAAGGCGATGCTCAAGGACGCCCTCAAGTCGATGGACTGGAAAACAGACCTCGACCCGAAGCAGGCGAGAAAGTCCTTGCCGGTTCTCTCCACCGGTTCGACCGTCATCAACATCCTCATCAGCGGCAAGGCCAACGAGTACGGGGTGCTCCCCTGTCCGGGATTCCCCAAGGGCCGCATCGTGAACCTCTACGGCAAGGAGGGATCGGGCAAGACCACCATTGCACTCCAAACCGCGGTTCAGACGATCAAAGCCGGGGGCACCGTCTGCTACATCGACTGGGAGCACGAGATCGTGCCGGGCTATGCCATGGCCCTCGGGGTGCCCATCGGTGACGACTCCAAGTTCATGCTGTGTCAGCCCGACACGCTCGATGAGGGTGTGGCGATCATCTGGACGATGGCATCCGCAGGCGTTGACCTGATCGTGCTCGACTCTGTGGGAGCCGGCGTTCCGAAAGCGTACTTCGAGAAGGCGATCAAGGAGACCGCCGAGCAAGGGCGTGTGGGGATGAACGCTGCGGTGTGGTCGGCCTTCTTGCCAAAGCTCAAGGGGCGCATCAGCAAGACCAGCACGACCATCATCGGGATCTCGCAGATCCGCGACTCCATCAACACGATGGGCTACGGCGACAACTTCACAGTGCAGGGAGGCAAGGCATGGAAGTTCTACTCCGCGCTTCGCATTCGTCTCCAGCCGATGGGGGTTGAGAAGACCTCCGAGTACTCCTCCGTGGTCAACAAGACCGCCGATCAAGTCGTGGGGGTCAAGGTCAAGGTCAAGCTCGACAAGTGCAAGGTCTCTGCGCAGCAGAACAACGAGACCATGTTCTACATCCGCTACGGCGAGGGCATCGACGACCTTCGATCCCTGATCGAAATCGGCATCGCCCACAAGGTCATCAAGAAGGCAGGGGCGTGGTTTGAGTGGCTTGACCCTGAGGGTGTCTCCTACAAATTTCAGGGTATGGAGAACTTCCGCGGGGCGTTCGCCAAGGATGCAAGGCTCGCCAAGCTCCTTGAGAAACAGGTTCTTCCCTACCTCGGTTCCTCGAGCAGCAGTGTCGGGGAGGACGAGGAGGACGAGGAGGAGTTGTTCGGGAGCGATTCGTTCCAGAACGATGAGGAACTCAAGCAGATCCTGTCGTCCATCAGTTCCGAACCGGATGACGAGCCCGCCTGATGCCTATCAAAGTTCGTGTCCGTGACTTCCAGTCCATCGAAGACGCCACCATCGTCATCGACGGCTTGACTGTGGTGACGGGCACGAACAATGCCGGCAAGTCTGCTTTCTTCCGTGCCCTTCGGGGAGCCCTGACGAACGCCAGGGGTTACGACTTCGTTCGCTACGGGGCCAAGTTCTGCACCGTCGATATCGAAGACGTTCCTACAGGGCGCACCCTCACCTGGCAGAAAGGGAAGGGCGTCAACACTTACATCATCGACGGTAAGGAACTCCCGAAGGTTGGGCATGGTGTCCCCCCCGAGGCGCAGATCTTCGGCGTCGAGTCCATCAAGGCCGGCAACTCGGAGCTGTGGCCTCAGATTGCCGCGCAGATTACGGGCGTCAGCTTCCTGCTCCACGAGTCGGGGTCCGTGGTGGCCGAAGCCGTGGCCGATGTTGACCGTGTGAACCAACTCAGCCGGGCACTCAAGGACTGTGAGTCCGACAAACGCAGCACCCGAGCCAACCTCAAGGTGCGCCGCAAAGACTCCAAGACCCTGGCAGAGCGCATGGAAGGGTTTGCGGGTTTGGACGCCGCGGTGGAGGCTGTCGACGCGCTCGATACGCGCCACAAGAAGGCAGAGAAGATCGCCAAGGCCAACGCCAACCTCGTGCGTCTCGGGGACCGTGTGACTCGCGCACGTACCGAGGTCCGGGCTCTTGATGGGCTTGAAGAGGCGGCCAAGCGAGTTCCTCCCTCTGAGCGCATCAGGGGGGTCCGAGAGACCGGCCGGGAGTGGGCTGCTGCGACACACCTCAGCACCCGCCTGGGCACCGCACGAAGCGACGTGCGCACGCTGGCGGGGCTTGAGGACGTGGAGGGCCTGCTGCCTTCCACAAAGCGTATGGGCTACGTTCAGCAGTTCAGGAAGGCCATCGGAGTGACCGTTGGGCTTGCCATGCGCTACGAGGAGGCCAAAACCGAATTGGCCCGTGCGGAGGCTGCGCAGAAAGCTCTGAAAGGCATCACCCTCGACGACAAGAAAGTCGTCCGCATCGGGAAGTTCAGGAAGGCCCTCGACAACGCGAAGCGGATGCGCAAGAGATACGTGGAGCATCGAGACTCCGTGACGACCCTGGATCACCAGATCAAGGTGATGGAGGCCGAACTCGCGAAGCTCACAGAACGCGCCGCAGAGGTACTTGGCACCTACCAGGAGTGCCCTACGTGTGGCGGCGGTCTCGACCACGTTCACCAGTAGGCGTAAAAGGGACGGCCATGCCGTCGATCAACCTCAGGAAGTACAACCGAGTCGCGCTCGAGGCAGAGCTCGCAGGGAAGTCCAACTACGAGGGGCCCCCTTGCAAGGCTTTTTCCAAGCATGTGGGCTCGGCTGGTACGACGACACGCGACACTGTGCGCCGCACTTGCAACCTCTGTGAGAGGCAGAAAGTGAAGGCGTGGCAGGAAAGACAGACAGAACGATGCACTTCGACGTAGACAGTCACACCATCTTCCTCGCCGTCACGGGTTCCCATGCCTATGGGATGGCACGACCCACATCCGACGTGGACATTCGAGGCGCTGCCGTTGTGCCTCGTGATGTGCGGGATAGCTTCTACTTGAATTTCGACCAGTTTACGGCCGCGACTCAGCAGGGGCCATGGGGGCCGAACTCAGAGTTCGCCCTCAAGCAGATGGAGCACCACGAGACTGCGGGCCCTTGCTACCGGGGCGAGACGGACCTGTGCGTCTACTCGCTGACGAAGATGATTGCGTTGGCGGCGAACAACAACCCCAACGTGCTTGAGCTACTGTTCATGGACAACCGGGACGTGTTGTTCGCCACCGGGAAGTGGGAAGAGATCCTCGAGGGACGCGATCTGTTCCTCTCCAAGAAGTGCCGCCACTCCTACACGGGGTATGCGATGTCGCAGCTAAAGCGCATCCAAGGGCACCGGGCTTGGCTACTCAACCCGCCTTCGGCACCCCCGACACGGGAAGAGTACGGACTGCCCAACGAGTCTGTACTCCCGGCCGACGTGCGCAATCAGATCGATGAAGCCGTCAAAAAGATCATTGCGCAGTGGCAGCTCACCGATGGATTTGAGGATTTGCTCGTGGGCGGTGCGCTCGACTCACTTGTGAATCGCATGAGGGATTTCCACTCGACGATGTTGCAGTGCGAAGACGGCATGCTCGATGAGAAGGTGTACGAGCTCGCGGGGGCGAGCATCGGTTTGTCGAAGGACATGCTCTACGCCATCAAGCAGGAGCGGAAGTACCGGGCCGCGCTCAAGCACTGGCAGCAGTTCAAGACGTGGAAAACGGAACGCAACGAGAAGCGAGCCGAACTCGAGGCCGAACATGGCTACGACACGAAGCATGCGTCGCATCTCATTCGCCTTCTGCGGACAGGGCTTGAGATTCTGACCGAGCACACGGTCAAGGTGCGTCGCCCCGATGCCGAGGAACTCATGGCGATCCGGGATGGGCGCTGGAGCTACGACGAGTTGATGGAACAGGCCGAGAATCTCCAAGCGGAGATCTCCGAAGCCTACAAGACGAGTACGTTGCGCAAAGCTCCCGAAGTGGCCAAGATTGACGAACTTCTTCTGTCGGTTCTGAGCGGGGTGTAGAACCGATACGATGGACAACTTCGCCGACGACCCTTACCTCGACATCCTCAAAGCTCTCCTGACGGAGGGCATCCGCAAGGGAGACCGCACCAAGACAGGGATGCGGGAGATCTTCGGTGCCCCGCAGATGGTGTTTGATCTCAACACAGGCAAGTTCCCGCTGTTGACGACCAAGAAGATGTTCACGAAGGGGATTTTGGTTGAGCTGCTTTGGTTCCTGCGTGGCGACACCAACATCAAGTTCCTGCACGACCACGATGTTCACATCTGGGACGAATGGGCTGACGAGAATGGAGACCTCGGCCCGGTCTACGGTGCGCAGTGGAGGTCATGGTCGACAGCGCCAGATGACGGCAACAACAACGACGTGCCACCGGTCATTGATCAGATCGCGGACCTCATTGAGGAGATCAAGACGAAGCCGGATTCGCGCCGCATGATGGTGACGGCTTGGAACCCCTCTGAGATCCCGAACATGCGTCTTCCTCCGTGCCACTGCATGTTCCAGACGAATTCGCAGCCCATGTCGCATGAGCGTCGGGCTCAGTGGGCCACTTCGCAGGGCTGGTACGACCCGTCGAGTCTCAACTCGGACACCTCCAAGGCGTCGTTGGACGCATGGGGAGCCCCCACACGCGAGCTGCACCTCAAGCTCTACCAGCGGAGTGCAGACTGGTTCCTCGGAGTGCCCTTCAACATGGCCAGCTACGCGATGCTGACCATGATGCTTGCCAAACTCTGCGGCATGGCCCCTGGCCGATTCATCCACACATTCGGCTCAGCCCACCTGTACGAGAACCACCTCGAGCAGGCCAAGATGCAGCTTGAGCGCACTCCGTTCGCGGCTCCGACCATGAAGATCCTTCCCAATGAAGTGAGCAGCATCGACGGGTTCCGCCTTGAGGACTTCGCGCTCGAAGGCTACGAACATCACCCGGCGATCAAGGCTCCGATCGCCGTCTGAGCAGGGTAAGATGGGGCATGTCCTGTCACGACGACCGGGTCTCGGCGCATAAGGCCGTGGCCAAAGAGGTGTTCCCTCAACTAACCGAGGCACAGCTTGAGGGAGTCTGGGCTCTGTGGGCGTACCACAGTCCTAAGGCGTATCGACAGGACCACGACGATGCTTTGTGCGGCTACTTGACGACGGAGTGTGGAGTCCCACACATCGAAGAAGCCCGGAAGCTCATTCGGGCTCTTCACAAATACGACCTGTGTTTGTTTTGAGGCGCGGGGCGAGCTCGTCGTAGTTCGTCCACTTGACGTAGGGGTGGCCGCATGGGCAATGCGCCCCTGAGTAAGTGGGAGGGAGCCTGCCGTCGGCACGCATCCGGGACCGTTCGGCCAAGTTCTCTCCCCATTTGCGGCCGCACCTAAGACACTCGTAGAGCGCGATCGGGTCCCCTTGGTCCTTCTTCCGACCGGGCTTTTTTCGTTTCCATCGAGCCACGCCAAGGAACCTTACCGAACACAGAAGGTAGTTTTACGAAGCCGGGGAACTCGTCGGGTAGAATCCCTGATGATTCGTCTCCTCTGGCGCACAGACGTGCACACCCGAGACTCGGGCCCTGAGTCTCGTACGGACGATTGGGCCGACACGGTGATGGGCAAGCTCACCGAAGTCGGGCAGATCGCGCGTAAGCACGAATGTCACGCCGTAATCGATGGCGGCGACTTTTTCGATGACAAGACCCCCATCAGGACGACGCACCGTCTCGTGAGCCGCGTGGCCCGTGTTCACCAGGGCTACCCGTGTCCGGTGTTCGCCAACGTCGGAAACCATGACGTGCGCCTGGCACAGCTCGGCAACCTCCATGAGAACCCACTTGAGGTTCTGTACGCCACGGGAGTGTTCTACCGCCTGTACGACGAGCACGAGTGTGTGATCGACAAGGAGGGCGTGAAGGTCCGCGTGGTGGGCATCCCCTACCACGGCCCTCGCTACGACCTTGAGCGGTTCAAGGCCATCGAGCGCGGGGACGAGGACTATCTGATCTGCAACGCTCATGTCCTCGCGTCGCCTCAGGGTGGCGAGATGTTCAAGGGCGAGGACATTCTGCGCTACTCCGATCTGCCGAGCCTCAACCCAAACGTGGATGTTTGGTGTTTTGGCCACTGGCATAAGAACCAAGGCATCACGCAGATCGCCGATGACAAGTGGGTGGTCAACACCGGGAGCCTCACTCGAGGAGCCCTGACCGAGGACAACGTGGAGCGCGAGCCCGGTGTCGTCGTCATGGGATTCTGGCCGAGGGATCGCAACATGCCCCCCACCCTGGAGTTCGTGAAAATCGGGGTGAAGCCCGCGAAGGAGGTATTTGACATGGAAAAACGCGTCCGAGAAGAGGCCCGAGCCGTGACTGTCGATGCCTTCGTGGAGTCCGTGAAGAAGGAATTGCAGACCTCCTCCGACAAGCCCTTTCCCGAACTCATTCGCGAGCTCGACATGCCCTCCAAGGTCAAGGAACGAGCACTTGAGTACCTCGACAAGGCCCGTAGGTAGAGTGATTTCGTGACGGTGAAGCATCTCAGGACCCTGTACTGGTCGCATCTCCAGGCTTACGAGGAGTGCCCTCAGAAGTGCTTCTGGCAATACGGATGGGGCGACATCGATCAAGGACGAGGCCCCGGCAAGGGGCGTCCTAAGCCCGAGGACAAGTCCATGCACCATGCGGTCATGGGCATCGTCATCCAGGCCGTCCTCGAGGATCTCTACAACAAGGAGATGTGGAAGCAGCCGCAGGAGCTCAAAAAGCGCCTGATCGAACTGACGAAGGAGAAGCTCACATCGTCGTTGCCACGTTTCTACATCGACTGGGACCAGACTTCGTTCTCCGAGATGGAGGAAGTCTGCATGGATGGCGTCTTGGGCTATCTCAAGACGATGAAGGCCCACAACCTGCTGGGGGTCTATGCGCGCAGTGAGGTCGAGCTCTACGGGTTTGCCGCCAACTGGCTCCCGCTCGGGGGCCGGGCTGACTTCGTGATTCGCCGGGATGACACGGGCATCACTTTGCTCGATGGCAAGAACAGCGGAACCAAGCTCAAGTACGTCGATCCCGACCAGCTCCGGTGGTACGCCCTGTGCTTCTCACTGGCCTACAGGAAGCTTCCTGACCGTTTGGGGTTTGCGTGGTTCCGCTATCCGACGGACGCCGAGGCGGGGGAGCCGGGGATCGATTGGGTGGATTTCACGAAGCGGGATCTCGTCGCCCTGGTGGATCGGGCCAAGAAAGTACGCCGGGGTCAAGAGGCCGGGAAGTTCAAGGCAACGCCCTCCTACAAGGTCTGTCGCTTCTGTGACTACGAGTCTGTGTGCGAGGAGAGGCAACAGGCCAAAGCTGAGAACTCGGCCAAACGACAACGTAAAGTTAAGAGCCTCCCAATTATTGACGAAGCTGAGGGCGGCGTCATCCAGTTCGGGTTCGGTAGCGAGTAGAAGGAGGGAGCATGTCGGAGAACCTCGACCAAGAGCTCGACCAAGTTGTCGAGCGTCGCAAAAAGGTGGCCGAGGCCATCGAGCGACTCAAGGGCCGCAAAGAGCAGGCCGAAACCAATCTCGCAGCCGTCGAAGAGGAGTGCCGGGCGAAGAACATCGACCCGGACAAGATCGACGACATCATCGCCCAGCTCGACGGAAAGTACCGCGAGCAAATCGAAGAACTGAAGAATGACACCGAAGAAGCAGAACGGGCTCTTGCGCCGTTCATCGGAGGAGAAGCAACCCCATGAAAATCGAAGTCGCGAAGCCTGATCTTGAGGCGGCCCTCCAAGTGGTGTCTATTGGCACCGCCTCGACGGGGTCGGACCTCACCACCCACTTTGTCTTCCGCCGTCGTGACGGCGTGGTCGAAGTGCTCTCCAACAACAACCGCCTTGGGTGCTCGATGCCCATCGCCGGCTGCAACGTCGAAGAAGGCGGCGCCGATGCGTTCACAGTAGAGTCCTCTCGTCTCAACAAGTGGATCTCTGCCGTCGAAGACGCATCCCTCACCCTCGAACTCGAAGACGGCACCGTCAGGGCGACGAGCCCCAAAGGTTCGGTCAAGTTCCAATCCCTCGACCCGGCGCAGTTCCCCTACTGGGACGAGACACTGGGGGACACTGCCGACGGCATCTCCCTCAACGCCAAGCGTCTTCAAAGTGCCCTGCGGCATGTCAAGCTCTTCATCTCCGACAAGGACACCACGACTCCTAAGCTCGCGGTGACGGAGATCTCCAACGGGTCCTTGCAAGCCACGGACAAGGGGGCTTTGGCGGTCGTCACCATCAAAGAACTCGCCAAGAGCAATCTCCGCATCCACGGCAAGGACCTTGCGCAAGTGCTGGCCTTCCTCGGCTCGTGCGGAGAGGATGCTGTTGAGATCAAAGAGCACGAACGCTGCTTGTTCCTGGTGCGCCAGGACGGCGGTGTTTTGTCCGTGGGCCGTCCACACCACGCGTTCCCTGACATCCAGCTCGACAAGAAGCCAGGCGACCCGCATTGGTGGTCCCTCAAGGCCGATGACTTGCAGTCGGCCATCAACGCATTGTCGGCATCGGCATCAAAGGAAGACACGCGTCTCACCTTCAGTCTTGAAGGGGGCACCGTGGGGCTTTCCATGACGAGCGCCCCCGGAGACAAGGTCACTCTTCATCTCGAAGCCATCGAACACGGCGCCGCAGAGGACGCCAAGATCGACATGCCCGAGAAGGGCTTCGACATCGCGTATCCGTACTTGCTCAAGCTCCTCGGCCAGCATCGAGGAGAGACGATCAAGTTCGGGCTCAACCCGCAGCTCGACAAGAAGACAAAAAAGCCGGGCGGTGGTTGGGTGCGGTTCCGTGAGGACCGTGACGGCGACGATTACCTCACCCTCCTCGTCTGGCTCCTGTGAGGCGATGTCGCTTCCTGAGCTTCCAGACTTGACTCGAGTGAGGGCCAAGGCCACCAAGGCTTTGGCTCTCCGCTCGGCGTTGGAGGCTCAGATTGCGGAGAACGACGCAGAGGTTAGCGACCTCGAGAACGAGGATGAACTGCTCGAACTCGTGGGCAGTCTGATCCGTCGGCTCATCGACGCAGAGGTGACCGATGGGGTCAAGGCTGTGGAGAAGCTCCAGACCGAAGGGTTGCAGGAGATTTTCCACGACCAAAACCTTTCGGTGCGTGCGGAGGTCGAGGAGTCTCGAGGAAAGGTGTCCGTTACCTTCTTCACTGCGCGCGAACGCAAGGATGGGTCTGTAGTGGAGGGGGTGGCCGACCAGTCCTTCGGGGGCTCCATCCTGACGATGCAGAGTGTCCTGATGCGTATCACCGTCATCTTCCGCCGGGGTATGCGCCCATTGCTCCTGCTGGACGAAACACTTGCGGCGGTGGCCAATCGCTATGTCGACAGGGCTGCAAAGTTCCTGTCCACGCTTTCCAAACGCCTGGATCTCGACATCTTGCTCATCTCGCACGATGAAGCCCTTGTGGGGGCTGCGACCAACGCGTACTACGTCACCTATGTCAAAGACCGAGCCCGCTTCCGTAAGGTGACGGCTGAGGATCTGAAGAAAGATGGTGTGCGGTGAAAAGCGAGGGTCAAGTCAAGCAGAAGCTCAAGCAGGTGATCTACCGTCACCGGAAGAGCCATGTCGAGCGAGGCATGACGCGCATCCCAGAGAACTGCACGCACAACAGGGCTGTGCGTCTGCCAGTGCATACAGGCAACCGTGCCGTCATCCATGTGTGCGCCTACTTGGTCTCTGAGACGGAGCCCAACGACGTGGTGTGCGATTCGACGATGGCGGGGGAAGTGCAGGCTCGTGAGTGCCCGTATTTCGAGGGATGCCATTCGGCCGAGGATCTCAAGGACGAGTTCACCCGGAACCTTGGGCTTGACGGGAGCCCCGTCAACATCGGGGTCATCGCCAAGGAATACCCGGACGTGGCCGCGCTCATGTGGGCACTCGGCCCGGATAAGAAGATGGACACGAAGGCCCCTGCGGAACCCGGCGACTCGGGCATCCTTGCGTTCTTCGGTGAATCACTCGAGGAACCTGACGTGGTTCCTGAACGCCCGCTCGTGGAGGATTCCGATGACCGCTAGCCTTCTTGAAATCGTCAATTTCGACAGCACGGTGAAGCAAACTCGCCGAGGAGCCGCAGCCCCTCTCATGATGGAGTTCCAAGTCAACGCCGAGCTCGCCCCGTTTTTGGTCTCGAGTACCAGGTCGGTCCAGTGGGTGAACAGCACGTCGGAGACGGGAACCATTCGAGCCGCCATACGCAAGCGACACGGCATCGAGTCCGAAATCATCGCCGCCATTGTCGATGCCGGGCAGCAAGCCGGGTGGGGCAACGTCCACGATCTCACCTCCGAGGGTGTGCTCAAATGTCTTGAGCACGTCGCGTCCTACGAGCTGGCTCCTTTGGAGATTCTCGTGGCTGAGGATACGAACCTTGAGGGTGTCGAGATCCCCAAGGATGTCGGTGTTGTGACGGCCTCGTGGATGCCTCAGAACGCTCTGGCCGTCGTCCCTGTAGACCGCGGCTTCGTGGGAACACTCGGAACCATCGGCAAACACAAAGCCGTCTGTGTCCTTCACAACCCAAGCCGCGGCATCGCAGTGGCTGCTCGTCTTGAGGAAACTTCGGTGACTTCCGCGGAGAAGCCGCCAGAGTCCGCAGGACATGAGACCGCGGAGGTCGAGGCATAGTGGCAGCAAGTGCCCTGTCCGCGTGGCTCGCTGCCGCGCTCCAGTTGTGCTCCCTCTCAGAGGACGCACGCGACTACCTGATGGGTCGCGGAGCTACCCCCGAGGTCATCGAGCAGTGGAAGCTCGTGACCTTTGAGGCGCCTCCTGAGCCCTGTCCTGACGAGCGCCTCCACAAGCATTACGGGACGAACTTCGACCGGTTCGAGGGCAAGGTCATCTACCCGCTCTACAGCCCCCGAGGACGACTCCTGGGTTTTGACAGCCGCACGCCCTACGCCAAGGACGACGACCGTTACCTGCTGCCTGAGAGCCGCTGGAATCCCGTGTGGATCGGCATGCCGGCGGCGATGCCCGCCATCTGGAAAGGCGCCGACATCATCGTGGTCGAAGGACGGTTCGACGTGTGGGCGATGCTGCACGCCACCACCCGAGGCCAAGCGGTGCTTGGATCAGGGCCAGCTCACCTGTCCTACAAGCAGACTGAGTTTCTGCGGCGATGGGCTCAGAGCGATGTCTACATGGGATACGACAATGATGCCGCCGGCAAGAAGGGGATTGCCGACGCGCTCAAGCACCTGGAGATGAAGCGGGTATCGTGCAATGAGCTTCGCTACGGGCGTACTGGAGACGACCCGGGAGCTATCTGGGATCGTGGCGGCGTTGAGGCTCTTCAGGAAGCATTCCCCCACCTGTAAAGGAAATCACCGTGGATTTTTGGAAAGCCGGCAAAGAAGTCATGAGCATCGTGCAGAAGCTCATCGCAGATCACCATCCCCATCTCGCGCTCATCGAGAAGGACATCACCGTCGTCTTCAAGGACAAGGCTACGGAGAAGTGCGGTCTGATCATCCCGGGCAACACGAAGAAGGCGCCTCCGCTGATGCGTGTGCTGACGGACAAGAAGTTCGACTACAAGTTCATCATCGAGCTTGGAGCAGATGCTTGGAACGAGCTCGACGACAAGCAACGTGTTGCGCTGCTCGACCATCACATGTGCGCGATGAAGGTCGAAGAGGACGAGAAGGGCGGCGGCGTCAAGTGCTCGATCCGACCCCCGGACTTCGTCGGCTACAAGGAAGAGGTCGAGCGTCACGGCATGTGGCGCCCGATGGACGACGAGACCCTCTCCATCATCGAGGACATGTTCGGCAAGAAGGCCGACGAGCATTCAGCCGAAGTGCGCAAGCGAGTGGCAGATGAGGATGGCCTGAGCGGTGTCCTTGAGGCCCTCAACGATAACGAGGAGGGGGATGACGACGACGATGCCGCCTAGCGCGCATCGTGAAACTCAGCGATCCCCCAGACTCGCGTAGAACAAGAGCCCCGTGAGTCTCGATACCAAGTACCGCCCTCTCCGCTACGCGGATGTCCTCGGCCAAGATGCGACCATCAAGGTCTGCAAGGAGTATGTGCGCAGTGGGCATGGCTTCCGGCAGTCCTACGTCTTCGCAGGCGCTCACGGTGGAGGCAAGACGACGTGCGGCCGCATCCTTGCGCGAGCTCTGTTGTGTGCGGACCCCAAAGAGGGGGAGCCGTGCGACGAGTGCCCGTCATGCTTGACGATGCTGGCCGACAAGTCCGAGAACTTCGTAGAGGTTGACGCCGCCACGAACTCAGGCAAGGACGATGTCCGTCGCATTACGGAGGAGGCCCAGTTCGGGAGCTTCTCAGGCAAGCGGAAGGTCTACCTGTTCGACGAGTGCCATGAGCTGTCGCGTCAAGCCATGGACGCGATGCTCAAGCCCCTCGAGGACAATCTCCGGGGTACGCAGGACAAGCAGCTCGTCTGCATCTTCTGTACGACGGAGCCTGAGAAGATGCGGAGCGCTATCCTGTCCAGGTGCGCGCCCTTGTTCCGTATTCGTCAGAACACCCCTGACGAGATCGCCATCAGGCTCGCGTACATCTGCGAGCATGAGAAGATCGAGCACGACCCGGCAGTTCTCCCCCTCATCGCAGAAGTGGTGGAGTGCCATGTGCGCGATGCCATCAAAGCGGTCGAGGGGGTGTCGATGCTCGGGCTCGTCAGCCGGGAGAACGTCACGACGTATCTCCACATGGATGCGAACGCGCTCTATCTCGACGTGCTCGAAAAGATCGGGTTCGACCTGCCTGGCCTGATCCAGACGCTTGAGGAACTCGATCAGAAAGTTTCGCCAGCCACTTGTTACGAACGCATGGCCGACGTGTGCATGCTTGCGTATCGGCTTGCGAACTTCGGGGCTGCTGCGGTGCCGTCGTACTGGGAACGGGATCGACTCAAAGCGGCAGGAGATCTCCATCGGGAATTTCTGGTGACGTTTGCGAGGAGATTCGCGGAGCGCCCTGCGCACTCCTCCGCGGCCATGTTCGCCTGCGATGTTTCGACCCTTCACCAGGAGCGTGCGGGCATCGTTGTGGTCGCACAGCGCAGTGAGGTGGCCGTACCGACGGCCGTAGCCCCTCCAGCCGCGCCTGCGAGTCAGCCAGTCTCGGCTCCGGCATCCGAAGTTTCACGAAGGGATCCTCCTCCCGCCGCGGAGCCGCCTTCCGCGCCTATCGAACCATCACCGAGCCCGACGCAAGAAAAGGCGTCGGTAGTTGAAATTCAAACGCCGAGTCCGGGTAGGGTGCATGCGGACCCGGTCGTGACCAAGATGGGAGTCCACATCAACCCGCTCGCGCAAAACACCCATCGAGGCCGTGAAGTTCGGCCGCAGATGGGAGAACTTCCTACTCTTGCGGTAGACGAGTTCGCCAGGATTCTACAGCGCCGGGTCATTGAGCTGACGGGAGAACAGTCATCCAGTGGCAGACCGGCGAGACTCAACAACGTGGGTAGCTCTTGAGCTAACGCGAAATGGCGAGAAACTCGTCGAAGAAGGCACTCTCGCTCGAGACCTGCGAAGGGCTCTTGATGTCGAGGAGACGTGGCCCGTCTTCATCCCTGCGCGCATCTACGAGAAAAAGGGCCGCAGCGTCACCATCCATTTGATGGAGGGCTACGCCTTCGTGGCCACCGGCCTCGATGAGGTGCGCTATTTCCGTCTCGAGTACTCGAAACTCGTGACTCAGGTGCTCTCTGAGAAGAAGGGGTCGCAGGCGATACGGGTGTTGTCCACCATCTCCGACGCCCGAATTACCGAACTTCGCCGCCAGCTCAACGAAGAGGTTGCCTCTGACATTGTGCCGGGCATGGAGGTTTTGGTAACTGACGGAATTTACAGTAAGCTCGAGGGCACTGTTCTCGACGTTGAGGGCGATTATGCGATCGTCCGCTTTGAGCTACGTTCCCTCAAGGTCCTGTCCAAGGTCCCTAAGGTCTTTTTGGACACCGTGTGAGATTCAATGTCAAGTGTATGGGCTGATTGCCGTTCTGTAGATCCCTCCGAACTCGAAAGCCGCGTAAGCGTGGCTGACAACATGGAGTTCCTTGGACAGATTCTGTCTGAGGAGCCCACCGAAGAATCCATTCGGAATTTGGAACGGGTTCGCGACATCATGTTGGAGCTGCCCCTTCGGGAAGCGGACTTCGTCGAACTCTACTTCTTCAACCACAAGACGCAGACCGACATCGCGGAGATCTTCCGAGTCAGCCAGCCGACCGTTTGCTACCGGCTCCAGCGAGCTACGGCTCGCATCCGGTTTGTTCTCAGTTTGCCGGACATCTCCGAAGCTGAGATGGAGATCGCGCTCCGCGGCTTCTTGGGTGACGAGGAGGATGTGGAGATCATGATGCGGATGTACGAGACGACCTGTCAGAGTGCCGTCGCCAAGGCGATGGAGATCACTCAGGGCAAGGTGCGTCATCGGTTCATGCGGTCAACGAAGCGGATGCTCGAAAACCCGCAGATGCAGCAATATGCGAAGATTTTCCAAGCCATTGCGGAAAACTTGAACATCATGCGGGAAGTGGATCGGCCGAAGTGGGACGAGAAGGTCCATTTCGTCGTGGACTGACGTTGGAGGCCGGTTTTCGTCCTATCTCAGCCCTTGAGGTAGGAGCCATCCATCCATGTCTCGTTTCGGAAAAATAGCAGCAAGCGCGCTTATCGTCCTTCCGATCGCCCTCGGCGGGTGCAGGCCCACAAAAGGCACCGCCAATCCCGAGGACTACTTCCCCCTGATCCAGGTGGCCCTTGCCGGTGGCGAGACGGCCGCCATGATTGGCCGAAACGAGGCATTCAAGGCCAAGAACTTCGAGGGATGTGTGGCCGCCGAGTCCCTGGTCTCGGCGTTCGACAGTGCCAACCAAGTCTTGGCCGGCCGGCTTTCGGATCAGATTGTGATCCCCGCTGTTGAGATTGACGTGTCGGATTGTCTCGCTCTTCGTGAGTCCTCCGATGTGGAGGAAGCGGCCAAGGTGACCACGTATTCCACGATGGTCGCGGGCTATGTTGCCCCGGTGAGCGACGCCAACCCCGAGGGTGCTGACCCGGCCCCGACGGAAGAGACCACGACCGAGGAAGCTCTGGCCGAAGAAGCGGCTCCCGTGGAGGAGGCTCCGGCCGAAGAAGCGGCTCCTGTGGAGGAAGCTCCGGCCGAGCCCGAAGCCCTCAAAGGGAACCCGGACGCCGCCATGCTCGTCGAAACCATCGGTGGCATCACCATCATGGCTGTCCTGCATTACGCCACGAGGCTGCAGACCGCGAACTGTAAGAAGGGCACTGCTGCAATCGGTGCCATCAACTACGTCGGAGGAATGATCAAGCCGATCGCCGATGAGATCGCCGATCCCGACGGAAAGGTGTCGGTCCCTGCCGTCGCCATCGACCTGAGTGAATGTCAGGGGGGCTAGCCGACCAACCAACAGGCTACGGGAACACCATGTCCGATAAACCATCAGCGCGCCGGGTCGTCATGACCAAGAAGGTGGCCCGGCAGTGGCTGCTTGCTCAGGCGAAGCCAGAGTACCGCTTTCGGGTGTTCAATCCGAACGCGAAGGATTATCCCTCGGTGCTCCGTTCTTTTCGTGACGGTAAGCTCAGACTTGCTTCCGTCGAACCCCTTCCCGACCTCGGAGTCAGTGAAGACTTCGAGGGCTTTTACGTCTGGTCCTCCGATCGCGACTCCTTGAAGACCTTGGAGCGTTGGTTCGTGAGACGCGGGCTGGAGACGAACTGGATTTGGTGAGATGTCGGGTGTTCGAACGCGCATCAAGAGTTGCTTCACGTACATGGTGCGGATCAATGATCCGTGCAACCCGTCGTGGATGTTCACCATTGACGTCAACCAAGATGGCACTTGCGGCGTCAGCAGCATCAAGTCACCCAACGGCAGCATTTGCGATTCAAACACGCAAATTCCCGGGTGCGTCCTCGACGAGATTAACGCCGCGAAGGCGGATGTGGAGAACATCTTGGCACAGTCGAGCGCAGTAAACGGAACCCTGACTTTCACTGACGAGACGACGCAGTCGATCGTCTTTGCCACGCCGTTCGCCAACACGAACTATCGCGTGTACGTGACGCTCGAGGACTTCTTCGACTGGAGGATCGTCAACAAGACCACCGTCGGCTTCGACATCGAACTCAACATCACCTACACGGGAACGGTTCAGTACGACGTGTTCGTCTAGGAGCAAGCCATGGCCGTCCAACCTCCATTCAGAAGCGACGCGTTCCAAGTCGAGAACGCAGACGCCCCCGTCGGCCCCCGCCTGCTCGAGGCAGACCTCAGCGACGGTTCGTTGCGGTTCACAGACCCGCGCATTCCGACCGGCATCAACCTCTCCGAGCTCGCAGGACTCCAGCAGCTCAACAGCACCATCGTCGTCTCCCAGACGGGCGTAGGCGCCTCAAAGGACGCTAGCGGCGATCCCATCACCACCATCCAAGGTGGCCTGGATGCGGTGCCCGACAGCGCTGATGTTGACGATCCTTGGACCGTGTTCGTGGCCCCAGGCCTGTACGTCGAGGATGTGTATTTCCTCAAGGATGGCGTCACCCTACAAGGTCTCGGCACTGTTCGCCTGACCAACGCTTCGGGCGTTTCCACTCTCAGGATGCGTGCGGGGGTTTCGACCGTTCCGCGGCGCGTCATGGTCCGCTCGATGCGGATTGAAAACACGACTGCGGCGCAGGCGTGCATCGACATTGGGAGTGCGACCTTCGCTTCGGGAACCATCACGATTGCGTCGGTCCCGACCATCGGGGACATCGCTGGGACGGGGGGCGTCAACCTTACGGCCGTGGCCAACGGCGCGGTCCCTGCTCCTGGTGAATTTGAGCTGGGCACCGACACGGCGACCACGGCGACGAACTTGGCTGCGGCCCTCAACGATCCGGTCAACGGCCTCACGGGCATCGTGGTGGCTACCGTGGTGGGTTCTGTCGTCACCATTCGCGCACTCGCGGACGGTGTGGCAGGCAACGCCATCACGCTCTCGAGCACGGTGGCCCTGGTCATCGTGGTTTCGGGGCCGACTCTCACGGGTGGGGCTGCGAGCTCGGCAGGTTCGACTGTTGGCAACAATCTGATCCAGGTCATCGACTGCGATCTGGTGCCTACGGTGGGCGCGAGTTTCACATTGCGTGCTGCGGCCATCAACAATCTCTACGTCGAAGGTGGCAACTGGACTGAGGCTGCGACCGGTTCCGTGTTCAGCGTGACCGATTGCGCGGCCTGCAACTTGAACAACGTCGAGATCGAAGGAGCGGCTCTCAACTACGACAGCGCCAATCCTGATCTTCCTTTCCTCGGCACGTCTGCCTACGAGATGAACGACGTGTCGATCGGCGGCACGGGACTCCTTGCGGGCTATTCGGGTGTTGGGAGTCTGACTTTGACGGAGTGTGACGTGGTCGGAGCCACGACATACAGTGGAGGCGCCCCGGCACAGAGTTTCACAGCTCGACGGTGCTCTTTCGGTGCGATGGTCGTTGGCGGGGTTGCCCCGGCAATGGTCCTCAGCAGTTGCACTCGAGGAACCCTTGCGGGAGGCGGCACCGGTACCCTGGCTGAAACGACGGTGTTCGGGTCGGCTGTTTTCGCTGCGGTTCCTGTGGTGACAGTGCCTTTTGCGGAGCCTCAGCCCGACCTTGCTTACACGGTGCTGTTGGAGCCTGAGGGGCCCCCCGCAGCCATCACGGATCTTGCTTTCGTGCCGAGCCCCGCGAAGACGGCCACAGGCTTTGACATTGCGTTCGGAGCCCCGCAGGCATTGACCATCAACTTCGTCGTCAAGCGCGACATCTAGGAGAAGACGCCATGTCCCACGATGATGACTTTTGGACACAACTGACCCTCGGGCAGCAGAGCAACACCGCGTCTGCGCTCGATGACTACCTGTCGGGCCGTGAGGCCGACGCACAGAACGCGGGGCTCCGTGCCCTCACCGACAAGGGGCGAGCAGCAAACGCTCTCCTGTTGCCGGCAGAGGCTGGCACGAGGGTGTCGTTCGTGACCAACATCGGCAGTGTCTTGTCGTATCCCGATCCTCCGGCCCCGGATGCCGAAGGCACCATCGTCATGGTCCGTACGGCGGAAGGAGACCAGACAAGTTTGGGGGGGATGGCTTTCGTGAAGTTTGACGAAGGCCAGTTCATGGTGATCCACCCGGAGCATCTGCGTCGAGCGGCTCCGAACACGAAGCGCGCCAACAGTTTTGCGAGGCGTGTGTCAAATCTGGGGGACCTGGGCGGGTTTTTGCGGTGGGGCACCGAGGACGACAACGAGCTCGTCCACAAGGCCACGAAGGACCTGTGGTCCTTTGAGAGCACCGATGGCGGGGACTTCGTGATCTCTCGTTTGTTTGACGATACGGGCTCCCCACTCAAGGTCTAACAGGGGCGCCACTTGCGCCCGCCTCCAATCGCCTCAACGGGCGTGGTTTTCGCCTTATAGGCATCCCTTGACAGGAAGTTCGCTGTGCCCACACCCGACCCTAAACGCGTCGCCGCGACGTATCTGGCCCATCAGCAAATCAAAACTGCTGGCGAGGTCATTTTCAAGAAGGACCGGAGTGGGGATGTTGATTCGTGGGCCTACACCGATGTCCCGCCTTCGATGCGGGAGATCCCTCGAGACTTCAACTACGCGCCCAAGCATCAGAAGCCGTTGGCTCAGGTCTTGAGGTCCACGCTGGCCGCGCTCGGCTACGTGCTGATGGCCTACAACCGGTTCGCCAAGCTCAAGTCTTCCCGTCTCAGCCCCGATGGAAACCTCGGAGGCCGTGGCTACATTCAGAAGATCCAAGACATGCGCAAGCAGTACATGAACTGTGTTGAGGCGCTGTCTGCTCTTTCCGACACGGTGCATGACGAGATCAACGCTCCGCACTGGGCCCTCATGTCGCGTCAAGAAGATGATGAGGGGAAGAACGAAGTGTCGCAGCTCATTGAGGAAGCACAGGTCATCCGCGAGGACCCCCAAGAATGGGCCGAGCAGGAGACCGGTGAGTCGGTCGCTGACGAAGAGAACAAAGACGACGAGGAAGAAGAAGTCGTCGTGGAGGAGGGATTCGGTGAGTCGATGGCCGGAGGTAAGGACGAGCGCACCAAGAAGAACGAGTCCAACCCCGCCGCGTGGATGAATCCTCCCGCACCCTCCGGGAACAAGATGGCTTCCCACAAATCGGCCCGAGACATTCGCCTCGCTCTCGCAGTGGGTCGCATTGCCCAAAAGTGGGCTACCAACCAAGAGATCGAGGGAGGGCAAAACTGATGTCCAAGAAGTCCGAATCCAAGCTCCCCGGCGAGCTCAACGAAAACTGGGGCTCCAACTACATGATGGACGGCTTCTGGCACGACATGGAGTACGAGCATGGTCTCAAAGAGAACCCTGGCGCGAACCCTGTCCCGCAGCCCTCCACGTCTGGCATGAGCCATCTCCCCGACGGCATGATCATGGCTCTCCAAGCCGAACTCGAGATTGAGACTCAAGAAGAGGAAGGCGGTCTCGATCTTGAGGCGCTCGGCATTGTCGCCGCGATTTCTGGTGTTGACCCTGAGCAAGACTTCGACGTTGATCGTGCAGACGCGGGCATCGTGGACTATACGTGGCTCTCCGAGGCGTACCAGGACCCCACTCGCCTCCCCAACAAGCCCGTCGATAACGGCATCCCTGAACTGCAAGAGGCATGGGGCAACCGCACGGATGGCATTGCTCGCATCGACCTCACTGACCGTGACGCCGTGCGTTACCAGGATGCGTTTCAAGGCCAAGAGGACGACGACATACTGCATCCTGAGAAGCTCGCTTCTTTCGTGCAGTCGGCCATGCGTCGGTCTGCTGCGGGGGAGTCGATGGTTTCCATCAAGCGCCGTCTTGCATCGCATCTCAACCTCGCGTCGGCTCGGAAGATTCTCAACCCCGTCAAAGCCATCGAGGCCGAGCACGGGCTCGTGGGCAACGTCTACGTCCGTGCCTCCGCGTACCCTGGTCTTGAGCAAGGCAAGTGGCGCAACGACTTGATCAAGGCAGCCAAGGGCGCCCGGTACCTGATCGCTCAGTGTGGTCAGGATTGTTCGGGATGCGCGTGTTCCCTCGGCCTCACGGTTGTCAACCACCCTGATCAGATCGACTGGAACGACGCCTACGATCACTACTCGCCCAGGCTCGCGGCCACGGGTCGCCTCGACCGCATGGCTACGGTGATGGACAAGCGCTTGGCTCTCAAGCACGCGTTCGTCGCTGAGGAGAAGGCACCGAAGACTCACATCGAGAACTCCAGGGTGCGTCACACGACGCCATCTGATCGAGTGTCTCGTCACGAAGCCGTGCAGGCCATCACGTCGCACAAAGAGACGCGTGAGCGCCTGGACCTGTCGGGCAAGGAGTTGCAGATCCAGCGGACGCAGCTCGCCAAAAAGCTCGGCGCGATGGCCAAGGCCAATCTCATCAGCATGGAGGAAGCCAAGACGTTGATGGGTTCGGACCAGCCGATTCAGACGCGCATTCGCATGGCCAACCTCTTGGCAGCTCGTACCAAGAAGGCCGAGTTCAGCGGTGCTCTGATCGGGGATGCTCGCGTCTCCATCACGGCTGAGGAGTTCGCAGCCGCAGGCGAGCGTGGGAAGGCTGCTCAGCACAACGCTCGGACGGCCTCCGCATCTGAGGATGCGGAGCGCAACCGTCTGCTCGAGGGATTCAATCGCCTCGAGGCTCGCTACCAGGCTGCGCGCGCGAAGGTCGGCAAGGTTCTTGAGGTCGTCGTCAACAAGAAGATGGCGGGCGCGAAACTCCGGGAGTGGGTTGACGGTCTGTTCGACGCCAACGAGCGTCAGATGGTCAAGGCAGCGCTCGACCCGGTGCTCGTCAATGGCGGGTACTACGAGGACGAGAATGCAGGCAAGCCCCGTGCGTACGAGGGCAACGCGATGCACGAAGCCGAGTACAAGCGCCCCGAGCACATCGTCTCTGCCGGTGAGATCGCCAAGACGGTTCGGTGGGCTCGACAGCAAATGAGCGAAGGGTTCGCTTCTCGTGACCTCGACCAGCTCATCGACCATCGTGTCGAGGCTCGTGTGAAGAAGGCCGCATCCGAGCAGCTCGTTCAGATTCGCATGAAGCACGAGGGTCTGTCAGGCCACCTGTATGTGGATGCCGAAGCCTACGCCACTCCCAAGACGGCCAAGGGCTGTGAAGAGGGGGCACTCAAGCATCGTACGAACGGCCTGCCTTACGTGCTCGCTATGAGCCAGTGCGGAAGCTGTGTCTTCAAGAACGCGGATGGTGTTTGCCAGAAGTACAACAAGACACTCGTGGATGAAGTGCCGACGGAGAACCTTGAAGAGTTCCGTCGTCAGGCACTCGCGTCTCACGACATGAGCGACGCCGAGGAGACGGCATCCATGTTCCATGGGAACGATCTCCGTATGGCCGACAACCCCAATATCGTGGACGAGTTCGGGCTCCACAACGCTACGCTCGATGACCTCGAAACAGAGGACACCACGATTGGAACTCTCGACGGGATCTTCTTCGGAGGGTTTGAGCTGTGAGCAAGACGGCAAATGGCAGGGCGACTGCGGTCGACCTGCTCCAGCACCTGCTGGGTCTCATGCGGGCTCAGTATTGGAGCTACCAAGAAGCTCATTGGAAGGTGAAGGGCGCAAGCTTCTACGGCAACCATCTTCTGTTTCAACGTCTCTATGAGAGCCTCGTGGAGCAGGTGGACACGCTTGCTGAGAAAATGGTGGGCAAGTACGGCCCTGAGGCTGTGTGCAGTTCGGCCCTCGTTCCGCGATTCGAGAGTTTCCTTGGGCGCTGGCAGGTGGTGGGTTGTCTGCACAAGCGGGGTCTCTTGTCTGAGGCTGATTTTCATGCCGTGGTCCAAAAGGTCTACAACGAACTCAAAGCACTGGGTGAACTTAGCCTCGGGATGGACGACTTCCTGATGGCCATCGCAAGTGAGCACGAGACCAACCAGTACCTTCTTCGCCAGGTGCTTCGATCCAAGGGGTAGACCATGCCAACCGTCGCACAACCGCCATACCAACTGCTTGTCGCGAACTTCTCGCGCCCGACGCAGAGCTCCATTGAGGGTTCTGACACGTCTCACATGGCACCGACGAAGACGCGCACGGGGTTCATTTTCCAGCACGTCCAGAACCTCGGGTTCGCTTCAGACCACGTCAGCGGCACGTCCTCTCCAGCGCGTTCGGTTGTCACGAACACGATCAACGCAACTTTCGATCCTTTCGGAGGAACTCCTCCTCCCACAGGGGATGTGGTTGTGGCCAGTGATGTGTTCGTGGGGCAGTCCGCAAGCCTATTCATTGGCCCCTACGAGCTCGTGTCCAACCGAGACTTCGTGACCGGAGGTGGCACCGCAGCCACGGCCACAGCCATTGCAACGGCTGTCAGTGCGTTGCCTGGCTACACCGGCACTCCAGCCGGGTCCACCGTGACCGTGGAGGGTCCTGACGGACAAAGCGGGCTTCGTTTCGATGCTGCCTATCGGGGCGGCGATCTGAACTTCACGTTCACCTACGTGGCTGAGGACGGCGTTTTGAGCCAGGGCATCGGTGGAGGCCCGATCGAGCCGCCGGACATTTTGCCCCCGGGTACGCCCAATGGTGTGGCGCCCTAGTAGCCGAATGTGAATTTTATGAGTGCAGCAGAGCAGACACGAGATGAGTTAATCGCTTTGATTCCGACTGACGCAAAGCGCGTCAAGGTCATCGACGAGAAAGGCCAGGAGCGTTGGCGCGATCTTGAGGCCGATGGGTTCGATGCCATTTTGGATTCGGACGAGATCGTCTTGGTGTCTGGACGTCCGCACATCATGACTGAGAAGCCCGGTCGTCGGAAGAAGGCGCCGGCGCCCAAGCCCCCTGCTCCGACGAGCCAAACGGTTGCGCAGCTCATGGCTGCGAAGGCGTATTTCTTCGACAACGACCCTCTCTTGCTTCAGCTCGAGCGCGGTCTCGATTCGGAAGATGTCCTGCACCTTGTGATGCAGGGGTTCGCTCAAGAAGCTGCCTCTCTCAACTTTGAGCGCGTCGAGGCGGAGCGAACTGGCAAGGAGACGAGCCAGCTTTCCATCCGTCGCATCAACGCCCTCAAGGCCCTTGGTGAAACGTGGATCAAGCGCAAGGAGCAACTTTCGGGTCGCATGATCGACCTCGAGAGCCCCGCGTTTCGCCAGCTCTTTGAGTTCATGCTCGAGTGTTTCCGCGAGTCCATGCGCAATGGCGGGATCTCCCGAGACCAAGCCGAGACGGTCTTCGTCGCGCTCTCAGAGCGCATGACGGAGGAGACGTGGGAGGAAGAAGCGCGCAAGAAGATGAGGGGAGCGTGAACCCGTGGCAGGCAAAGCTTCCAGCAACCTCGCCCGGATCGCTCTCAACGCCGGGCGCCTCAAGATTGAGGGAGGCAGACGTGAAGTTGTTGACATCATCACCTTCATCGAAGCCGACTGGGGTCTGAAGTTCAAGCTCTGGCCCGTCCAGAGAGTCATTCTCAAGGCGCACTACGGCATCGAGCTCGACGACAATCCTGCCAACAAGTTCAAGATCACGGACTGGAAGCGGGAGAACGAGCAGTGGTTCACTGAGGCGGAGTACCTGCGGTGGAAGCACGAACGCGGCGAGTGCAACATCGCTGAGGTCGTCCCGGGGCATGAGCGTCGCAACCTGATTCTGCCCATTGGGCGCCGGTCGGGTAAGACGACGATCTCTGCGTGCATCGCTGCCTACGAGACGTACAAGCTGATCAACAAGGGCAACCCGCAGAGCTATTACGGGCTCGCCCCTTCCAACCCGATCCGTCTCATCTCAGTTGCGACTGGCAAGGACCAGGCCGGTCTCCTCTACGAAGAGGTCAGCCACCACTTCGCCAAGTGCAACTTCTTCAAGCGCTACACAGCGAACAACACGCTGTCCTACGCGCGTTTCCAGACTCCTCACGACATCGATGAGTTTGGCGCCTACTCGGAGAACCCCCGAGCTCGTGCAAGCGTCCGCGTCTCCTTCGCAGCTTGTAACGCCAAGAGCCTCCGCGGGTCTGGCAACGTCGTCATCATCCTCGATGAGGTTGCCCACTTCCTCGAGCAGGGCGGCAGCTCGGCCGAGGAGGTCTACACAGCGCTGTCTCCGTCAAACAAGGCGTTCACACCGAAGGATGAGTACGGAGAGAACATCTACGGAGAGGCCACTGAATCTGAGGGTCGGATCATCATGATCTCGTCGCCCCTCGGCAGGCAGGGGCTGTTCTACGAGAAGTTCAAACAGGCGATGGGTGGCGGCGAGTCCACCACGAACATGCTCGCTGTGCAGGCGCCTACGTGGGAGGTCAACCCGACCATGTCCGCGGCGGCGTTCAAAGAGGAGTACGCCTTCGACCCCCGTAAGTTCGCGGTCGAGTTCGGGGCGGAGTTTTCCGACCGGACCCTCGGTTGGCTTGAGGACGACCAAGACTTGTGGGCCTGCGTCGACAAGAGCCTACGAGCTCGTCATCGAGGACAACCTCGCTTGGCCTATTTCGTTGGATTCGACCTTGGTCTCGTCAACGATGCGTCTTCGATCGCCATCACGCACATCGATCCTGATGGCCGCATCATCCTCGATTACATCGGCAAGATGCAGGCCGGGGAGGGCGAGTACGCCGACTACGACCGCCTTGAGTTCGAGGACGTGGCCAACTGGATTCACCTTCTCTCGCGTCGATTCCGTTTCTACAAGGGTCTGTTCGATCAATGGGGAGCGATCCCTCTTGAGCAGGCACTCGCCAAGAAGGGGCTCACGATGCTCGAGGGCAAGCTGTTCACGGCGCCCGAGAAGAGCCAGATCTGGCAGAACTTCAAGTCGATGATGTGGGACCGCATTGGCGGCAAGCCCCGCCTCGGGTTCTACGACATCACGGACCGCGAGAAGCAGGAGTACATCCGGCGCGAAGAGAAGCCTCCTGAGCACCTTGAGTACCTTGAGGAGCTGCGGTCTCTCCAAGCCACCTTCAAGAGCAAGTACATCATCCACGTCGAAGCCCCGCAGTCGGATGGGAAACACGACGACATGGCAGACGCCTTGGCGCGTTCGATCTACTTGGCGAGTCAGCATCTCGGGAAGCTCAAGCACATCGCGGGTTCAAGGACGAACGCGGACCCCAATCAGCCACAAGTGTCTGCGAAGGTCCGTCGTTTGAACCATCGGAAACGTCTCGCCGGGGGCTCCGATCCAAAGCGGATGGTCCCCAGGAAGCGGAGGCGATAGCCGATGTCCGACAAAGGGATCATGCCGGGCGATCCCAACCGGGCCGACCACCGGTTCATCGCCTATTCGCTCGATAACTTCATGAAGCCGAAGTGCCTTCATTTTCCGAAGGAGTTCGACAGAGTGGCGAAGGTTTTCAAACGTGCGGGAGGTTCTTGGGAACGCATCTTCACGGGTTCTGCCCGGGATGTGGTGCTCCTGCGCCGTATTCTAAAGCTCGCAATCAAGAAGGGCTTCATCACCAAGGAGCCGACCTTTCGGTAGGGTGTCGAGATGTCCGAGCACGAGGATAGCGAAGAGCAGGAAAGGTTCGTGCCGGCGGAACGGCAGACCATTCGGGACGCCATTCTTGCCCAGGCTGAGGAGCGCCGCCGTGAAGAAGCGGAGCGTGAGCATGCGGAGCGTCGACAGGCTCGGGAAGACCGTATCCAAAAACGACGCACCACGGATCTCAAGAAGGCTCGAGACCGCAAAGCGAAGAATCTGAGGGCCGTCAACGAGTCAAATGCCCGGACGCGGGCGCACCTCTCGGACGCTGCTCGATCCCTCAAGGCTGCTCTCAAAGCCGCCACTGGGGTCAAACTGTCCCGGCACAGCGACGAGGGACGGCAACAACAGCGCGATGTTCGTTCGATCCAGGCCTCGATGGCCTCGCTTCGTGGCGTCGGCGCAGGCGATTTTGACGAAGCCAACTTCGAGGTCGATCTTGACTTGGACGTTGGATAACCACCACACCACCACAGAACTACAGAACACAGAACTACAGGAGATGAGCAGCCATGCCAGCGGAAGGATCAGGTAAAGCAATCGCCGGACCAGCGTCAACGACGGTTCGGACAAACGAGGGCGCACGCGTCGTGGCTGAGGTGCCGAACCATCGGACTCAGGTTCGCATTGGCAAGCCGTCCCGGGTGGTCGTTGGATCGATGCGCTCGCAAAACAAGTCGAGCTTCCGAGCAAGGGTGGCCGCTTCTTGCGGCCCCGGCAGCGGTGGCTTTGGCGGGACCGGTGGCGCATACGGCGGTGGCGGTGGCGGTGGTGGTGGCGGCGGGTTCGGAGGCAACGGGGGTGGTGGCGCAGTTGCCCAAGCATCCGCGGGCAACTTCTATTCGCCCGAGCTGTCGACGGACTTCCTTGAGCTTCCGCAGTCTCTCAACGAGCAGTGGAACTACTACCGATTCTTCTACAACAACGAGCCGTTCGTCGGGCAGGCCCTTGACCTGCACACTGAGCTGCCGTTGTCGAAGGTCCGCCTTGCTCGCCCCAAGGCCAAAAGCAAGGCGCTTGCAGACCGGGCACTCCGTTTCTGCGAGAAGTGGGTCGAGGGCATCGGACTGCTGCAACGGCTGCTGGAGATCGTCCACGACTACTTCCTCATCGGGGAGGTCTACATCTTCTGCGAGGATGCCAACCCCGACATGCCTCGGGAGGTTCGGCAGAAGGTCGTCCGTCGCGTGGAGCACGACGGCACTCTCACAGAGCAGTGGATCGACCGCGAAGAGGCCGATGACCTCGCTGTTGAATGGCTCAAGCAGAACTACAAGGGGCTCACGAACGTCCGCATCCTACCTCCTGAGCAGGTGCACATCCAGACGTTCCCGTTCACGGATGAAGTGATCATCGAGCTTATCCCTGACTCCAAGACGAAGCACGTCCTCGAGATGGCTGAGCAGGGGGACCGCAACGCACAACGCGTGGCAGATTCTATGGACCCTGTGGTCATCGAGGCTCTTCGTCGCGGTGACAACATCCCGCTGTCCACGGACCCTGATGGGGGCTCGTTCGTCCACTACATGGCGAACAAGAAGTCGCAGTACGAGCCGCGCGGCCACAGCATCCTCCAGCGATGCCTCCGTACGCTCGTGTACTTCGACAAACTCCGTCAGGCGCAGACGAGTATCGCTTCGCGCCACATGACTCCTGTGCGTCTCGTCTACGCCGAGGACATGAGCGAGGCCGACACGGAGAACCTGCGCGACCAGATTGACCTCGCGCTCCAAGACCCCGACTACTCGATCGTCACGAACTTCCAGGTCACCTGGGAGGAGATGAACTCAAACGGCCGTCTCCTTGAGCTCACGGGAGAGTACGACCTCATCAGCCGTCAGCTCTACGCGGGCCTTGGTGTGACTGAGACGTTGCTCAACGGTGAGTCGAGCTACTCGGGTGACCGCATCAACCTCGAGGTCATCAACACGCGCTACATGCTGCTTCGTGAAAACGTGCAGCGCCTCGTCGAGCAGTACTTCTTCAAGCCGATGTGTCGACGCATGGGCTTCGTGGAGGAGGACGAGGACGGCGAGATGGTGGTCATCTACCCGAAGCTGAGCTTCACCAGGCTCGCGCTCCGGGACAATCAGGACACCTTCGATGCCCTGTTCCAGCTCTACCAGAAGGGCAGCCTGGACATCGAGACGATCCTCGACCTGCTCAACATCGACCCGGTCATGGTCAAGGAGCGCCTCGAGCGAGACTTCGCCACGTTCAACGATGCGCAGTTCAACGAAGTCCTTCGTTCGGTCTACGGCCGGTCGGGCGACCAACTCGCCGAGAACTCCAACATCGTCAACAAGATCGCGGAACAGCTCGGGCTCGAGTACAGCAAGCCCGAAGAGCCTGGCATGGGCCGATTCGCGTCCCTCAAGACCGCATCAGAGGGGGGTCTCCAAATTGGTGACGACATGGTTTCCAAGATCGCTGATGCAGTGGTCGAACGGCTCATGGGGACGCGGAAGGCGCCCGGAGAGCCCTCTGACGAGTCTTAGCGGTTTTCGGTCTATCGCGGCCCTTCTAGCGGAGGGTTCGCGTGCCCCAGCCTGCGCCACAGAACTTCACGAAAATCGCTAACCGCGTCGTCCAGAGATGGATGCGGCGAAGTGTGCGTGTGGCCAAAGCGACGGGGACCAAGACCGGCCAAGGCGAATCGGTCGGGCTGTTCATCCCGCTCCCGAAGGACCTGGCCAAGCAGTTCCCAGACTTGGGGAAGAACGACTCTTCCCCCTCTCATGTCACCTTCCTCTACATCGGGGATTTCAAGGACAAGGAGCAGCAAGAAAAACTCGTCGAGGTCCTCCGCGAGACGATGCGGAAGTGGTGGCCCGGAGCCAAGGCCACCCTCAATGGCCTTGAGTACTTCGACCACCACGACAAGGACCGTCGTGTCCCCCACGTCGCCGTCGATTTCGACAAGGACCTGAGCGGGTTCAAACACCGCGTCAAGCAGGAACTCAGCGACGAAGGCATCGAGGTCGGTGACAAGTTCCCTGAGTTCAAGCCTCACGTCACCCTCTCGTACATGCCCGGCATGGACTCGGAGTGGGAAGGGGAGGTGCCCGAAGGGTCCTGGAACTTCGATGAGATGGAGGTCTGGGGGCTCCCCGAGCTCCACACCATCAAACTCGGACCCTCGGAGAAGAAGGTCGCCGCATCCTGGCTCCGAGGCAAGGTGGCCGGCTGGTGGGCCATCTCCCCCGGCAACCCAGGGATCAACCCGCCTCCCGTGGACAAGGGCGGCCTACTGAATGCACTCCCTGGCACAGACCCCGATAGCGCCCGCTACAACGGAGACGGGCCGGCTGACATCATGGGCAATGCGCTCGCTGCCGTGAACCAGGAGTATATTGACGCGTGGAAGCGTCCTGCGACTCCCGAGGAGATGCAGGCAGTCTTCGACTTCGTCTACGGAGGATTCGAGCGAGCACCCGAGCACTACCTCCCCAAAGGCGATTCTGTCAGCCTCCGGGTAGCGGCTCGTTACATGCAGTCTTCCGTCCATCGCAAAAACATCTCCCTCATGAAGTGGCTCTCGCAACTGACCCGTCGATTGGGGGTTGGCCGGGACACGTACGTCGTGGGTGGTGCTGTGCGGAACTTTTTGATCGATCAGCCGATCAAGGACATCGACATTGTCATCGATACCACGAAGGCTGGCCGTGACTCTGACTGGCTCGCCAAGCAGATCGCTCGCAACATCCCAGCTCCCACGAACGTCACCACGAATCAATATGGCGTCGCCATCCTGACCGTGAAGGGGACGTGGATGATCGGAGGGGACGACCTCAACGGCGAAGTCCTTGAGATCGCCAACGCTCGCAAGGAAAGCTATGGGGGCCAGGGCGGCAAGGGCTACAAGCCTCACGCAGTCGCCCCTGCCACAATCGATGAGGACGTGCTTCGACGCGAGTTCACGTTCAACACGCTGCTATGGCGCATGATGGACTTGGCCCATGGTCCTGACAAAGCCGAGATCATCGACCTCACTGGCTGCGGTCGTCGTGACCTCGATCAGCGTGTGGTTCGTTGTCCGCAAGACCCCGACAAGGTGTTTTCGGATGACCCGACTCGGATGCTCCGGGCCATCAAGTTCACCGGCAAGTACGGCTTCAAGATTCCTCCCGATGTGGTGCGCTCCATCAAGCGCAACGTCTCCAAGCTCAAGCGCATGCCGTGGGAGGCTGTGGCGTCGATTCTCGTGAACGACGTGATGAGTCAGCCGACTGCTCGCAAGTCTCTCAAGCAGATGAAGGACCTTGGGTTGCTCGACACTGTGTCGGAGATGATCCAGGAGCAGAAGCCGTTCGCCACGTACATGAGCAACCAGCTCCGTCGCAACCGCAAGGTCCAGTTCTTGCTCGACCTCCTCGAGCTGGGCGTCCCCGCATCGACGCCGATCTCGTTTCTCGACCGCGCAGGCCAGCAGCGGTTGCGAGACCTGACTGTTTCGATGCCTGAGAAGGAGGCCGTCGCCTTCGTCGAGAATCTCATCAAGCCTCCTGTGGACAACAAGCGCATCATCGACGTGCTCAAGTTGGAGGGCCCCGATCGCCGTCACATCACCCCGACTGCTCGGCATCTGATCCTGCAAAATCCCGAGCTCGCGTCCAAGGGACAGCATCTCACTGACGCTGTCATCAAGGGATTGAGGAAGTGAACGCTCTCGTCGCACGCGTGGCTGCACGCCACATGGCTGCTCAGGATGATTTCTCCGTGGGCGACGAGGTGCTGTTTGGCAAGTACAAGAACAAGCGCGGCAAGATCGTGCGTCTGTTTGAGGATGAACGCGGCATCCCATCCGTCGAGATTGAGCCCATCCCCAAGGGTCGCAAACAGAACCGTGTGATCGGCCTCTACAAGATCTGGAAGGGCGACCATCGCAAGCAGGCCGCGTACTCCAAGGAGTTTTTGGAGTTCGTTCAGGGACGCCGTTTCCAAAACCCCGACACCGGCAACCAAGTCTTGTTCCAGAGCCTTGAGGTTCCTGAGCAGGTCAAGATTTACCAGCAGTGGGGTGCCGCACAGAACGCCCAAGAAGAGAAGCCTGAGGGCCGAGAGCGCCACGAGCCCGGAAGGCTCCCGCCTGCGTGGAACCGTGACTCGGACATGGCACGTAAGGTAGAGAAACTCGCGGAAGAGTACGCGACGGAGTACGAGGATTTCTTTGACGGAATGCGACAAGTGTCCGTGGAGGACGAGCGCTATCGAGGGGCCGAATTCGCGGGCGAGGCGGTTATGCTCCGCGAGTGGGACCGTCACATCCCTGGGTACGTGCGGTTGCCCCCCTCTTCCACTTTGGAGGCTATGAGCGACGAAGATCGGCGCATCGCGCTGACTTCATGGGACGCCGGTGTCAAGTTCATGGACGAGGTGCTTGGGGATGGTGAACGTCTTTCCCTTTTAGAGACCATGAAGCCTTCGGGAGAAGGAGGGTCGCTGGGGTCCCCCGGAGAAGGCTGGATCGACTCGACCCACAGCCCTGGAGCCCAACGTCTGCAAGGAGCTCTCCGAGAGTTGGGTATCGAGACACACCTGCCGTCTCGAGGCATCGAAGACCATGCAAAATGGCGTGACGAAGGGGCATCGAACGACCTACTCAAGAGTGCGTTGACGAAGGCGATGGCATGGCAACGCGCCTACTTCGCTGCGATGGGTGTTGAGGATGTGATGCTTTTCCGGGGAGCCAGTCTCGGTGACGAGGTGGCACGTCAACAGGAGCCCCACCCAACCGACAAACAGCAGAAATATCTTCCTCAAGGGATTCCGGTCACGTTGCAGAGTCGCCAGGAACTCTCGAGTTTCACGATGGACCCTTACGTTGCCTACAACTTCACTCATCGAAATCGGAGTCCGGGAGAGAGTGACGAGAGCTACGAGAGTCGGGCGGGGAATTCCCTTCGCGGAGCAGTGGCGTACCGGGTTCCTGTTGACCGGATTGTTTTGTCCCCAGCCGCAATCCCACAGCTCGGGCCTGCAACTCCGAAAATCAAGGAGGGCTACCGAGAGGTCGAGTTCATTGTGGGGGGCATTGGGGAACTTGAAGGGCGCACGCTGCCTTCACTGGATGCGGGATACGGAGCGGGCCGGTACGACCCCGAGAAGATGAAGCTCGCGACCAAGATCACCATCGAGATGTCCGACGAAGACGAGGATGCGTGGCATAAGAGCGTGCGACGCGAGAACAAGGGCGACCGCCGCAAACAGGCCGCGTACTCCAAGGAGTTTTTGGACTCTGTGCAGGGGCAGCGGTTCCGCAACCCCGACACAGGCAACAAGGTCGTTTTCAAGTCGCTCTCCGAAGCAGAGCAACGGAAGATCCACGAGCGATGGGAGGCCCGTCATCGTAGCCAAGACGCGTCGGGGCCCACGGTGACAGAGCGCGGCCGTACCTTCGAGACAGGCAAGCCCGTTGCGTTTGAGTTCCTCCGCAACACTGAGAAGGCTCCCAAGGCCCCTTCGGATTCGGACCCGTACCAGCAGAAGATCGAGCCCGCAGGGTTCTATGTGACCCACAAGGACACGGACGGGGACCCACTCCCGGGCTACGACACGGGCACCATCAGTTTTCAGAACCCGCTCGTGCTCGCGGTCAACACCAACCCTGATGGCCCGATCTACGACGAGAACTCTTGGAAGGCGCAACTCGAGCGTCAGTACGGCAAGCGTGGAAAGGCCCTCACCAAGGCCCTCCAAGCTGACGGATACGACGGCATCGTGACCGTCACCCAAGTTCGTGGAAAGCCCTACACGTCCGAGATTGTTGTGCTCGACTCCGAAAAGTCTGTGCAGAAGGGCGACGACCGTAAGCGCAGGGCACAAGAGATCGCGGGCATGGGGTACGAGGCGGCGGCGCAGCTCGACAACGATGAACTTGATAGTGTGGCGTTTGGCGTGAAGCAGGGGGTCCAAGACCTTCGCATCGACCAGCTCAAGGTCAAGTACGACGCGGATCTTGAGCAGGCTGAGCATGCGGTGTCTCGAGAGCCCGACCGCTGGAAGGAACACCTTGATGAGCCTATTGAGGTCCGTTTCAAGGATGGGGAGTTCCACATCGAGGACGGCCACCATCGGTACGTGACGGCCCAGCGCATGGGCCGCGACAGCGTGAAGGTGGACCTGACTATCGATGACAACCCTGTGAAGAAGATCTTTGAAATGGCCGGCAAGAAAATGGCTTCCTTCCATCGTGAAGCGTGCATCATCGCCGGCCGTCGGTTCGGAGACAGTCTGTGTCTCATCAAGAACCGCGACCGTGCCTACGACGCAGAGCTCGAGATCGTGCACCTGGAGAAGGACGGCACCGAGATGGCTGTCATCCTCGATACCGTGACCGGGTACATGGAGGGCGTCAACGAGCACGGGATCGCGGTCGTCAACACAACTCTGATGGTTGTGCGCGACGAAGCCGAGGGCAAGAAGAAGTCCCCCAACGGAGACAAGGGCAAGAAGCCCCTCACGTCCAAGGACGGCCCCAAGATCTACCGCGCCCTGGCGTGTGACAACATTGAGGATGCCCTTGAGTCCTTGCGCACGGACGACAACGGTATTCGGGGCCATACCTTCGTGGCCGACGGCAACAAGTTGTTCTCCATTGAGTGCAGCAAGACGCACCCAGCTCGCGTAACGGAACTCGACCCAGACCGCGTCAACACTCGAACGAACCACGGCGTCTCGTACCCCGATGCCGGGTACACGCACGGCGAGGACTACGTTAGTTCCGTCGTGCGTCGGTGGGAGGCACAGAAACGTCTGCAGGACATCAAGCGTCCTGAGGCGGCAGCCGTGGCCCTCATTGAGGCGATCGATGAGGCTGACAGCCCGTTCAATCCGGTCCGCACCACGGACAAGATGCGAACGACGAGCCAGCTTACCATCGACACGACCAACCCGAGGTTGCTGCTCTATCTGATCCCTGGCCACGCCAAGGTCGTCAAGCGTCGCAACACGCTGCCGGATGGGCGCAAGCCCAAGATCCCTGTCCGTGTCTTCAAATACCGCAACAAGATGGAAGACCGGAAGAAGCCGGTCAACAAAGACGCCGCCTTGATCGAACGCGTCGCAGCCCGATCATTGGACAAGCTCCCCGGTGGGTTGGCCGATGAGAAGAAGCCTGAGGATTTCGATCCCGAACAGATCGCCAAGGGCACTAAGGTCGAGCTTGAGCATACGGATGACCGTGCAGTGGCCCGTGAAGTGGCGATGGATCATCTCACTGAGGACCCGAAGTACTACGACAAGCTTGAGACCATCGAGAAGCACGGCGCCCGCTACAAGTCCAAGAAGAAGGTCAAGACCAAGGACGGCGACGAGATGACGGTCTACGAGTACAGCGACCGTCAAATCGCTGATCGGAACCGGGGCAAAGCAGAACGCATCGAGAAACTGCGCAAGCAGATGAAGAAGCTCCAGACCAAGGTCCGCAAGGACGTGAACTCCAAGGACGAGAAGACTCGTGACCTCGCGCTGGCAGTCGGCTTGATGGACGAGACCTTTGAGCGTGTTGGCAACGACGGGAGCGCCAAGGAAGGCCACTTCGGCGTCACCACCTGGCGGGTGAAGCACATGACCTTCGGTAAGGGCGGCGTCACGATCACGTACGTCGGCAAGTCGGGGGTTGACCAGAAGAAGAAGGTCACGAACCCGCGCATCGTTTCGGGTCTCAAGGACGCCTGCAAAGACAAGGAGCCCAACGCTTGCGTCCTGAGCGTCACGGCTTCCGAAGTCAACGAATACCTCAAGCCGCTCGACATCACCGCCAAGGACATCCGAGGGTTCCACGCGAACCAGAAGATGAAAGAGGAACTCCGAAAGGTCCGCAAGGGGAAGCTCCCCGAAGACCCCAAGGAGAAAGAGAAGAAGCTCAAGGACGAGTTCAAGAGTGCCCTCGAGGCCACTGCTGACGCGGTAGGCCACGAGGCATCAACCTTGCGCAGCCAATACCTCGTCCCAGGCCTGGAGGATGACTACATGAGAGACGGGACCGTCAATGAGAGTCACACCAAAAAGGGCTCTACCCTCCACACCGCGGCGTTGGACGGAACCCCAACAGAGCGCCACATCCTTGCCCATGCCCAACTCGCTCCGGTCCTGGTAACCGCCAACCGACGTTGGTGGATTCAAAAAGCTCCGAACCTGTACCGAATCGCGCGTGAAGACGAGAGGCCGCGCCCCCATATCGAGGGTGTTCGTTTCCCGCCAGAGGTCTTCACAGTGCTCTGGTACGAGGACGACGACGGCAATCGCTATGAGATGCCCGAGGATGGTCCCGAGCATCCCGAAGGCGCCAAGTACCAACTCAGCCAGTTCCCGAACTACCTGCACGACAGCATGTTGCAGCTCAACGAGGATGGCACCTCTACGGAGATCATGAGCGGTCAGCGAGGGTTCCCTGAGGACCTTGTGACCTCCATGGTGCGCAGCGGCGAGTGGGACGTGGGCGACGCCATCATGGTCGGCGGCACGAGCTGCGAGCGCTGCATGAACGTCTTGTGCAATCGCTACTTGGGCCCGGAGGAAGGCTACCCCTACGACTCGGAAGAGTATTGGCAGTGCGGGACCCGATGCGCCATGTGTGGGCACGTCGACAACACCAACGAGCGGGTGGTCCGACAGCCCCGCTATGCGTCTCCGAGCTACGACAGTTACGTCCAGCGCAAGCGCAGAGAAGGCGGCCCTGTGCTGTCCCGTGATGAATGGGAAGCCAAGGTCATGGGCGTCGAAGATGACGCTGACGAGACCCCTGAGGCTACCCGTGAAGACTGGGAGGCCCGTCGCAATGCTCTCATGGAGGAGCACGGCCTCGACAAGTTCCATTCGTCGTACCGTCCTGACGAGAAGCACATGACGATTGACCTCATCTCCGTTCCCAAGGAGAACAAGGGTCAAGGCAGTGCTTCAAAGGCCATGAAAGAGACGCTGGCGTGGGCTGACTCCAACGGCGTCACGGTCACGTTGTCGCCAACTTCTGAGTTCGGTGCCTCCAAGAAGCGCCTTGAGAAGTGGTATCGCAGCATGGGCTTCGTGCCGAACAAGGGGCGCAACAAAGACTTCCGGTTCACAGACGCGATGCTCCGCGAGCCGCAGGCCAAAACGGCCACGAAATCCGATGCGGAGAACGAAGATGAGGCGGTGGCGAAGATGCTCCGCAAGGAGCCCAAACTCAAGCCTCCGCGCTACGACCTTCGTGACAACCGTACTCTCGACGACGACGACCCTGAGGACGATCTTGGCGGTGGCGATGACGGCGACCGCGACATGTCCATGAAGTGGAACAAGGTGGCGAGCCGCGTGGCTTTCCGTTGGACAGCGATTGGGCCTCGAGTCCCACGACCTGAACGCGTTGCTCGACTGTTCTTGGCGGAGGCGCCCCCAAAGGACAAAGCCCAGCCCAAGAGCGGTCCGAGCTTCGAGGAGTGGGTCAAGAACCAGAAATTCAAGCACCCTGAGACCAGCAACGATGTTGGGTTCTCATCGCTCCCCTCTGACGAGCAGGCCAAGATCCGCGAGAAGTGGAAGGGTCAGCAACAGCCTGAGGATGAGAGCGGCAAGGACAAGGGGAAGGGTGATGAGGATGCGAAGCGCACCAAAGAAGACGTGCAGGTCGACCTCAATAACGCGCGCGACGAGATGCGGGACCTAGAGTCCCAGATGGGCGACATCGAGAACGAGATCAAAGACCTCGAGGCCAAACTTAAAGGGTTCAAGCAGTACGAAAATCTCTCAGGCGATGCCAAGAAGCAGATAGACGAGCATGTTCGGGACACCCAACGTGCCATTGGCCGCAAGAAGGATGAACTTGAGGACAAGAAGGAAGAGTTCGACGAAGCGAAGGAGAAGGTCAAAGAGCTCAGGGCTGAGCGAAAGGACCCCGGCTTCGCTCAAGCCAAGCGCAAGGAGCAGGCTCGCAAGCAGCGAGCCGAACGGGTGAGCCGTGCTGTCCTCAAGGCGCAAGGAGACATGCAGAAACTCCTCGGTAACGAGGATACCCAGATCCCAGGGGTCCTTGCCAAGCAGATTGCCAAGGCACTCAACAACCTCGATGAGTCTGAGGTGGAGTCCTTTTCGATTGATTTTCAGGACACGCTCCAAAAGTTGATGGGGATGGACTCGAGTTCGGATGAGGCACTTGAGTTGGCGTCTCAAGCCGCCAAGTTTGGTGACCTCCATGGCCTTACTGATCCGGGGGAGTTGGCCGTGCGAATGGCTCAGCTCAGCTATGCGCAGAACGTCGTCGCCAATCCGATGAACATCGGGGGAAAGCCGGTCGGCGTCACGGAGATGGACAGTGACAAGTACGCCGAACGTGCTCGCGCATCCTACGACCAGTTTCAGAACCTGCCGTCCTCTTTGCGTACGCAGGCTGCGAGGCAAGTGACGGAGGCGCTCGAGGGTCTGGACCCTGAGACGCACCGCTCACAGGAACTCAATGCCATTTTGACGGGCATGAACCTTGCTCAGGTGGCGGCGACGGGGGACTCCCTCCCAGGGCGCCCTCAACCGAGCAAAGGGATGGCGTCAGTCATCCAAGCGATGGCTGAAAAGGGCGATGTTGATGCCCTCTTCACTACTTCGGAGGACTACTTTGCAGAGCAAGCTCGCGGGAAGATGGAGAAGAGTCTTGATGACATGACGCCACTTGAGGTGGCTCAGTTGGCCACACAAGGGGATTCCAATCACGGCTACGCGGGGATGGTCAAATTGATTGAGGAGGAGTCTACGCCTGATGTCATGAGAGCCATGATGAAAGACTATCTTATCCAAGACATCCTCAACGATCAGTGGGGCGACCGAGCCATCCGCGACACGATGCAGGCTGCGGGTCTTGTGGATGCTGATGACCCCGAGGTACGCGCAGGAGTGGTGGGTGAAGCTAACGAGCGCATGAAGCCTCGGATGGAGCAGATGCTTGAGGCGCGGGAGCGTATTGCTCAAGCCGAGAAAGAAGGCAAAAAACCGGATCCCGAAGACGAGGCCATTGTTGCAGGCGTCTTGGACAAGGAAAAGGGTACCGGTCTACGTGAGAAGGCGAAGGCTGTTCTCGATACGATCAAGGACAAGTTCAAGAAGGTCGTCATCTCCCCGGCGAGCGCGGTGCTCCAGCACTTCGTCAACACGGGTGACCGAAAAGTGCTCGAGCAAGAGACGCTGCCACATCCTGATGAGAAGGCCAAAGCACCTCGTCCCAAGGAAGAGCGTGATGAGGCTCGTGGAGGCGAGAGCACGGCACCGAAGTCGAAGCGCGAGCGCATGATCGAACGTGTGCGTCTCAAGGCTGAGAGGGTCAAGCTCAAGGCACAGCGCGACAAGGTGAAGGGCGACGAGAAGGGCAAGTACGACGAGAAGATCAAGGACCTCGATGGGAAGATCGAGGGCCTGTCGAAAGAGCCTGAGAGCGACGAGTCCGAGAGCGAGCAGCCCAAATCCCGCGAGGATTACCGAGCGAAGTTCGATGGCTCGACGTGGGGTGACGACGACGCGGGCACCGAGTACCACGTCGGGGATCTCATCCATAAGGCTGAGTCCAAGGAGGTCGAAGAGGTTCCGATCGCGGACATCGAGGAGAGCCTCAAGAATATCTCGGCAGACGAGCCGGTGGGTTCGCCCGAGTTCAAAGAGCGAGCTGACAAGGCCGACCTCAAGTATCCCGTCGTTCTCATGCGACAGGAAGACGGCTCCCTCGAGATCGTGGATGGCTCCCATCGAGCTTGGAAGGCACGCGAGACGAAGCAGCCGTTGAAGGCTCGGATTCTGGAGCCCGCCGATCTTGAAGATCTTGAGCAGGTCTCCGACGCTGATCGTGAAAAGTGGGACGAAAACGTCGAGTCTCAGGACGACGAGGAGCACGGCCCCGGCGACGTTTGGGAGACCGAGCAGGGCAACTGGCGCGCCAAGAACCCGGACGGCGTCCCCAAATCATTCAAGGACAAGGACAAGGCTGAGATCTACGCCAAGGGCCCAGACGAGAAGGAGTCCGAGGGGAGCGCTGAGAAGCCCAAGGGAGCGCCCGACGAGGCTGAGGGGAAAGGCCAAGCCGAGAAGGACGAAACGGCTGAGGGAGCGTCTGAGGGAGCGTCTGAGGGCGCCTCTGAGAAGCCCAAACAGCAGCGCCGGGCCGTCAAGGACGAGCACTTCGACCGCACGCAGGATGCTGTGGACTCCGTAGGAGCACCCATCCAGGAGAGCTTTACGAAGCTGGCGGACGACCCTGCTTTCCTCAAGATGAGCCCGCAAGAGCGATACACGCGTCTCGGAGAGACGCTCAAGGAGGCCATTCCTGGTGCTCGAGCGATCCAAGTGCCTGGGGCCGGTTCTAACGCTCCCATCAGCATCACGGTGCCCGAGGAACACCGAGCTCCCGGCGTGACCTCCCGGCAGAAGATTCGCTTGCAGCCCAACAGCACGGGTGGCGAGGCGTCGGGTAAGGGCGGCCATCTGGGGCTCGGTGTGAAGGACCTGCTTGAGGCCAAGACGCCCGAGGAGATCAAGAATGCGACTGCGCGGGTCATGGGCACGATGGTGCATGAGATGACCCACATTTACGGGCATCATGGGACCAACCCCGATGAGTTTGACGATGAGGACAAGAAGGTGCGCCACATCCGATACATCTCGGACCCGGGGGAGATGCGGGCCCACGCGAAGGAATTCGCGTGGCGTTACGCTCAGGACCACCCCGATGAGGGGGAGGTCGACATCGACAAATTAGAAGAGGCTCACAAGGGAGTGGGTAAGGATTGGAAGATCCGGCAGTACTTCCAACAGCTCGGTGACAAGGAAGTCCAAGCCAAGTACGACCCTGAGGTCCAGAAGCTCATGCAGGACACGCATGAGGAGATGGGCGACTTGGTGCAGCACTACGTCGACGAGTACCGGAAGCGCAATGGCCAACAGCGCAAGATGGGGAGCCGCGTGGCCCAAGCGTGGCTCGAGAAGGAACGTCCCGTTCGCATGGCGAATGACTGGTTGGCACACGTCCGTTCGTTCCATCCAGACGACCCAAAACGTCCGATTGTCGTGCTCGACGCGGCTTGAAGGTCGAAAAACCTTCCTTAGAAACCTCCTTTGGCCCTCGGTCAAGGTTTCTAAGGAAGCAAACCATCCCTAGCAGGCCCTAAGTAGGTTTTCCGTCCTCAGAAGGTGCGGTTGAACTTCCTTGGAGGGGTCTAGGTGCTCAGACCTTCCCTGAGAACCTTGGTCGAGGTCTGACCGAGGGTGTCGGGGAAGGTTTGTGAACTGAAAAGTGCGGATTATTCCGTTTTTCACCTTATAGCGCGACCCAAATAGACGAAGGGCTGCCCCTCCTCTCGGAGGGTCTCTGTGCGCCCATTTTCGCCAGGAGAAATTCAATGCCGGATCAGCTCACGAAACAAGGCGCCTTGCAGGTCTCGAGCGACCTCGACCGCCTCGCCACCCTCTTCCAATCTGAAACCGACACTCTTGGGGTAACCGAGAAGATCGCCAAGGACTTCGCCCTTCGTTGCGACATCCTGGCCGATCATGTCGAGAAGAAGGCTGGAGTCGAGCGCGACGAGGACGGCACCATCAAGGACCCCGACCTCAACAAGTACGCCTCTGCACTCTCCAAGCGGGCCCAGATGGACCCCACGAAGAACATCTCCATCGACCACGGCAGCGGTTTCAACCCCGCCGAGATCGGTGAGGAGCAGTCCAAGGCCCTTCTGCGCAATCAAGACGAGCCCTACATGGACGTCTTCAAGCAGGACGAGTTCGACCAGCTTCGTGAAGTTCAGCAGAACGGCATGTTCTCGAACGCGAAGTCGGCAGCCGCCGTCATCGCCAAAATGGCCAAGCTGCTCAGCGACAACAACATCAAGTTCCCTGTCGCCGTCGGCTAACACCCCTGGCGGCTTTTCACGTTCCGGTTCTCGGAGCGTCGTCAAGCCGCCTTCATGGGACGCCTCATGCCCAGTCTCTCCCTACAGCAGACCAGAACGTACATCGACAGGCTCGGTGATCTCGAAAACGAGCTCACCCGATCCTGTCGTGTCGCAGAGGTCATGTCCAAAGGCGCCGACAAAGATCAGGCGGCCGCGGGCGGTCGTCTGAAAGACGCCTGCGACTCGGCGCGGGAGCACCTCAAGTACGTCGCGGAGGCGAAGACACGCCTGCTCGAGTTCGATGGGTTCCTGCATGCGCAAAGCCAGACCATCCGTGAGTCGCTCGATCGACCACACATGGTCTCGTTCATGAACGAGGTGGGCTCCAAACTGGGGCGCTCCATGGAAAGTCACGTCGAAGCCATCGTCAGCGGTGCCATCGACGCCCTTCGCAGAGTCGCCGGCTCCATCAAGGACATGCGCGATGCGAAGGCTGGTACCGAGGGCGACGCGTCCGCCAAGGGGAGTGCCAAAGCACTCGACAAGATCTGTGACGCTGCTGAGAAGGCCATTCGAGAAGGGGTCAAGGAGCGCAAAGCTGCTCCGGCACCTGCTCCTGAGGTCGAAGTTGAAGTCGAAGTCGAACTCGACGAGGAGACCGAAAAAATGGCAGCACATGGTTACAACCTGACAGCAGGCCTTCCTCCCGAGTTCTTGGAGAATATCCAGAAGAAAAAGGATGAAGCCAAGGGCAAGAAGGACGACGACAAAGAGGACGAGAAAGACGCGGGCAAGAAAGCCTACGTCCAAGTCCAATACCTGACGGCGGGCCTTCCTCCTGAGTTCCTGGAGAACATCCAGAAGAAAAAGGACGAAGCCAAGGGCAAGAAGGACGACGACAAAGAGGACGAGAAAGACGCGGGCAAGAAAGCCCACGGCTACACCCTCACCGCCGACTCCTTGACCCCCGGCAATGAATCCAAAGGCCCCAAGGACGAGGGCGAAGAAGACGAGGGTTGGGTTCCGGGTCATCGCACCGATGGCAAGGACAAGAAGGCCCACGGCTACACGCTTACTGCGTAGGAGGATCTTGATGGAGCGACGAGCAGACGAAGGTAACTGGCAAGCCCGTGGACAAGAGTTCCGCGTGGGTCAGACCGTGCAGCTCGTCAACGGGGGCGAGACGGATGTGGGGCGCGTCGTTGCGGTCTGGCCGGGCATCGGCATGTGTGACGTGCAGTTCCCACACACGAGCTACCGCTTCCCCGTCGAAGACCTCCAGATCATCAATCAAGGGGACGACCCCTTCATCGCTCCCATGCACGAGGACGTTCCGGGTGGCCCCGGCTCCGAAGGCGACGTGTCCGAAGGCGCTCCTGCCACCAACGTCATCGAGGGCGAAGTGCCCCGCATCGAACTCGTCCACGAGGTCGGCAAGACCGCCGAGGAAATGACGAGCCGCGTTGCTCAAGCTTTTGTGAAGAAGTCGCTCTACTGGCACGCCACCGATCGCAAATATCGGGTGAGCCGTGAAGAGCACGCGAACGGTCACTACAAGTGCCCGGCCAAGTCCTGCACAGGCCACCTGCGTCGCGCGAACTACAAGATGGAGGACGGCCGCATGGTCAAACTCCACGCCTGCCCCGAGTGCCTGTTCATGATCCGAGCTTCGGACATCATGGACGACCATTGCGCTTCGTCGAAGGGAGCTGCCTGATATGGCGTTCTCTAAGACCGCTCGAGCAGACGTGACGCAGCCTTCGTGGTCGATGGACCATTGGGGCAACTTCGTGCAGCAAGCGCGTGGGCGCGTTCGTACTGCTTCAGGTTCCCCGAACCTGGTGTCCCAGGCATCGGAGATCCTCCAAGAGAACTTCTCTCCCGAGAAGTACCTCCTGACGCACGCGACCATCGTGGCGTCGGTGGATACCGATGACGTGCAGAACGTCAAGCTCGGGAACATCAACGAGCTCGGTCGCAAGGTGAATCGCCGGTGGGCGAACTACCGCATCAAGCCGGGCTGCGACATCTACATCAACAACAACCACGACGCGTGGGACCGACCGGTGCTCCTCAAGAGCTACCGAACCTTCGTCGGCGCCCACAACTTCGTGGAGCACGTTCAGATCGAGGACCAGTCGAAGGGCCGCATCATCGATGCTGCTGCCCGCGACATCGGCGACTCGGTCTACGTGGACATCCTCATCGCGACCAACCGCCGTCACTCGAGCCTGATTCGGGACATCGAAGCTGGCCGCATGAACACGATGAGCATGGGCTGCTCCGTCACGGAAACGATCTGCACGAAGTGCGGGAACGTGGCCGCCGACGAGACGGAGATGTGCGAGCACGTCAAGTACGCCAAGGGGCAGTACGAGTACGACTCGTTGGGACGCAAGTACCGAGTGGCCGAACTCTGCGGCCATAGTGACATCGACCCCACAGGCGGCGTGACGTTCATCGAAGCGTCATGGGTCGCGGTCCCTGCTTTCCAGGGTGCCGTGATGCGCAACATCCTTGCGCCAGGCTCCATCAACTTGGATACGCGGAGTCAGATGCAGAAGGTGCTCTCAGAGCCCCCTTCGCAGTGGACTGCCGACGATGATCAAATGGCCAAGGCCGCTCGCACACTCGAAGTGACGTTCGATGAGAACTCCCTCGATGCTGTGCAGCTCGCCGAGCGCCGTCGCCTCCAGCGTATTGCTGAGATGCCCGCCATGCCTGAGATGCCCCCAATGGGTGCTCCGGGCGAAGGTGGCGCACCAGGCGGTGAAGAAGCTGACCCGATGAAGGATCTCGAGGACGAGATCGAGAAGTACGTCCTCGACAAGATCAAGAAGAAGATTCGGGACAAGATGGTTTCGGAGGAGGACGAGGACCAGGTTTCCGAAGAGGAACTTGCCACGTCGTCCAACGAGAACATCAACCACCAAGCAGCCAAAGTCGCTGCACTGACGAACGGTACGAAGACCCTTCTTCGCATCGCTCGCTCTGACGTGGAGTTGCTCGACGGGATGGCCCGTCTCCAGCAAAGCCACGGCATCAAAGTTTCGAGAGAACTGTACAGGACCGCCCTCCGGGTCGGGTCTACCGACGGGCACCCCTCTCTCGAAAAGTACCTCGTGCAATGTGCCGAGGTGCTTGGTCACAACCCAAACACGGGAGAATCCAAGACCTTGGTGCGTCTTGGGCGAATCCTTTCAATGCGAAAGAAGACCCGGTTCTAGCCAGAACACCAAGTCTCAGGAGAAAAAAATCATGGCACGTCAACGACTCACCCGTAAGCTGGCCGAGCAAAGCAAAAAGGCCTCCCCTCCCCCACAGATCCCCGCGGTCGATCGCACTGAGGGCCCGAGCAATCCGGCCTACTACCCCGATCCCGACGCGGACAAGTATCAGAACGGCGACACCAGCTCGTGGGCAGAAGATCCCCACAAGCCGATGGAGCCCGAGAGCCCGCCCCCGGCCATGCCCGGTAACCTGACCACGGAGAAGCTGGATCACCCCGGCACCTCCGAGTTCAGCAAGAAGCCCGAAACCCCGGAGCAAGCTGCTGCCGAAGGTGGCGGCGGTGGCAAGTCGGCGTCCCTCAAGGAGCTCGCCGAGCAGCGCGCTACCCTGTGCGTCCGTCTCGCTTCTGCAATGCTGCCCAAGTCCTCGGCCCTCGAGATCGAGGAGCGCGCTGTCAGGCTCATGGACCTTGACGACGCAAAGCTCAAGGCCGCAATGGAGACCTTCAACGTCCTCGCCGGCGAAGAGCCCGACGAGTTCGAAGAGGGCGAAGAGTCCGAAGGGACCAAGGAGTTCGACGAAGAGAAGGAAGGCGGCAAGAAGGCTGCTCACGAACTCACCGCGCACTCGGCACGCATCGCGAAGATTGAGGGTGCGCTTGGTCGCATCGTCAAGGCCATGGGCCACTTCTTCGGGATGGAAGAGGGCGACGAGGGCATGAGCGACAAGGAGCTCATGGCCTACCTCATGGCCGAGGACATGGACGGCGACGGCGTCGACCAGAACGAGCCCGACTACGGCTACGGCGGTGGCGGCGAGAAGTCCTCCATGGAAGAGGAAGTGGAAGAGGAAGAGGCCATGCTTCGCGCCATGCTCGAGGAGATGGACGAGGAAATGGCTGTCATGGCTTCGGCCGCGACCGAGACCACCGAGCCTCTCGCCAAGGGTGCGGACATCCAATCGGGTGAGGGCGGCAACGTCAATCCCGATCCCGCTCCCCACACTCCCGTCGTCGCTCAGAGCGACGGTGCCGAGAAGAAGGCCAACGAGGACCCCACCGACAACGACATCGAGATCAGCGCCTCTGGTGCTGACCCGATGGGTCTGATGGACCTCACCGCTTCGGCCGACGACGAGCTGCTTGCTCTCTACGCCGATCTCGACCTGCCCAAGACGGCCGGTGAGGAAATGGAAGAGGCCGAGGAAGCCCCGGTCGACGACGAAGCCGGAACCGATGAGAAGGCCGAAGAGGACGACATCGAGTTCGGTGCCGACGACGAGAAGAAGGGTGGCAAGAAGGCCGCACCCGTCAAGCAACGTCCGCAGCCCAAGGCGGCTTCGGCCGGCGCTCGCACGCTCGGCAATGTTGCCGGGATGCCCAAGGCTGCACACGACGAGATCGCCGAGCTCGGCAAGATCTGGGACACCGCTCCCGACGTTGCGTCTGTGTTCGGACTCCCCAGCGGAAGCTGATCAGAGAGTTCTCCAGGTCGAAGGGGCTTTTAGTTTCCCTATAAGCCCTTTCGACCTCGGTAAAGCCCCTATCTGGGGACCATATATGTGAATGACGAGGTTTCGGGTCGGTAGCGTGAATTGATCTTATTCCGAGATCAGCCGACACGAACCCCATCACACTCAGCCAGTAAACAAGGAGCACAGCGATATGCCAATGCTTGGACAGGCGAGTGGCGGGTTCACGGAGAGCTCTGCAGCCCTACGGCTTTTGCACGTAGGAATTAGGAACGCAACGGGCGTTCTGACCGCAGATGGCTTCACCCAGACCAACCCTCCCATCGTCACTACAGCGGGCACGATTTCCACTCAGACCAACACCGGCGTTGCCGGCGTCCTGAGCGGTTCCGTGGCCTTCACCCGACCCGATCAAGGGTCGAACTTCATCGGAGGTCCGGTTGAACCCGGCGCCCCCGACAACATTCTCATCCGCCCCCTCGGCGTGTTCGTGAACACGGCCGTCGGCAATGCGTTTGAGAACCAACCCGGACCTGCATCCGGCAAGAACACCTACGTGTCTGCACAAGGAACCTACGGGAACCAACTGTTCGAGACGCAGGCCCTTGCCACGGTCGGTGCCGTCACCGTCGGTGACGACCTGATCTACCAGGCCGGCCAAGAGCTCGTCGCTTCTCGCAACGGGTACCTCATGATGCGCGTCACCACGCAGACTGGTGCGGCGATTTCCCTGGACGTGGCTTCCACCACTTCCGAGGTCGCCAACGGCAATACTGCCTCAACCCTGCTGGGCGTCCTCAAGATGCCGCCCGACAGCGAGCAATTCGAGCTCGTCTACGACCAGCGCGTCTAGGAAAGGAGAGAGAAAATGACCGGTGTATCCAACGCTGTGAAGCAAAAACTCATCTCCGAGTACATCAAGACCCCCGCGGGTCGTGCCAAGCTCGCTGCCTCTCTGACGCAGCCGCTCCGTACTCGGCGAGACTACACCTCGGTAGGCCGCAAGACCTTTTTGGTCGAGCAGCTCCCCGATGGTGCCCTGCCCATCTACGACAAAGACCCGGACGTGACAGCGTACGTGGTCGGCGAGGAAGGCGAGAACATCATCGCCGTCACCAAGCCACGTCGTGTGATTTTTCCGTTGTTCGAGATCGCCTCGAACCCGGAGATTCCACTCACCCAAATCAAGGAGCGTCGTTTCGATCTGATCGAGCGTGCTCAGGATCTTGCGCGTGCGCAGATCCAGGCTGCCGAAGACGAGCGCGTCTTCGCTGTCCTTGATGCCATCGCCACCAACGGGTTCGACTCGATCCCCGGTGGTACCAACCCCGACATTCCAGTGGTCGCTCCGATCTCTGGTGCGGTGCTGGCCGACGCCTTCGCTCTCATCGAGCGCCACGACCTCCGGGTCGCGCGCGTGTACATGAACGCGCGGGACTACGCCGACATCAGGAAGTTTGGCCGCGATATTCTCGACATCGAGAGTCAGGCCACGCTGCTCAAGACCGGCCTCCAGGCTACCCTTTGGGGTGCCCAGGTCATCACGAGTCGCATCGTTCCTGCTGGCACCGTCTATGTATGTTGCGAACCTGAAATGTTCGGTAGGATTCCGGTCCGCACCGAGCTGACCGTCCTCTCTGCGGACGATCCCAAGGCTCGGACCATTGGCTTCAGTGTGTTCGAAAACTTGGGTATTGGTGCGTATAACCCGCGTGGGTTGACTCGCCTCACCGTGACCCGCTAGTAGCGGCAGAACGGCCAAACAAGGGAAGCCCTCACTCTTCGGAGTGGGGGCTTTTCCTTTGGTTGCGGAGCATACTGGAGCGTAGTAAAAGACCTTAGTACCTATGCGTGCCATCCCGTGTCCCATCACCAAAGCCGAACTCGAGCAGCTCTATCTCGGCGAGAAACTCACCGACGACGAGGTCGCAGTCCGTATCGGCAAGGAGGCGACAGCCAAGCGTGTGCGCTCATGGAGGAAGCGTCTGGGCATTCGCACGCTCCAGCGGTGGGAACGGTACGACGTGCCTCCGATCGAGGGGCGTCTCAAGTCGCTGCTCGTGGGATCGATGCTCGGTGACGGGAGGCTCGTCCACAGGACGCACGCGACCCACTACACGGAGAACCACGAGGACGACCAGAAACCCTATCTTGAGTGGAAAATGGCTCAGTGGGGCTCCTGGGTCCGCGTGGAGCCCAAGCACGTAGACAAGACGAAGGACGGCAAGACATACCGGTCTTGGCGGTTCCACACGGTCGCCCATGAGGCCCTGAACGACTGGCAAGCGTTGTTCTACGAGAACCGTGATCGAGGGTGGAAGATCCTTGTGCCCGAACTCGTGGATCACGTCGATGAATTCGCGCTCGCCATCTGGTACCTCGATGACGGCTACGCGGGGTGGTGGCCCGAGTACCTTTTCGGTTCGACAGCCGAGAGCCGCAAAGTGGCATGGGCGATCTTTGAGAAGTTCGGGCTCAAACCTCGGTGGCAATTCGTCAAAGAGATGGAGGGACGTGAAACTGGCAAGTTCCACATGGAGCGCGAGGACACAGCCGAGCGTTTTCTTGAGATCGTGCGCCCGCACGTCCCGGCCTGCATGGCCTACAAGGTCAAGAGCTTCGGTTACAACAGCGGGCGCAACAACATCATCAAGGGCAAGCTCGACCCCGAGGTCTTGCGCGAGCTGGCGGCCGAGGGGATTCCGATCCGACGCATGGCCAAGTTGTTCGGGGTCGGGGGCGCGACCATCGACCGACATCTCAAGAAGCATGGCATCGAGCACGCGAGAACCAAAGGGAACCCGCGCCACAGGACCCCATGAGCAACAAAGACTTCCCACTGTTTCCGGTCCCGGATGAGGGGCTGCCTTTGTTCGACGGGGTTGAGTACCGGCTGGATGGTCTGGAGCGGGAAGTTCGTGAAATTCTGTGGTCTCTTGCGGACCGTCTTGGTGAGTTGAAAGAGTGGGCCTGGCTGGTGGGCGGCACGCTGGAGAAGGGAGGTCTGCGAACGATTGTGCGGATGGCCGCTGTGGAGCTGAACCGTTGTGGGGTCCTTGCGGATGGGGTGTCCCCTGTAGACCTTCAAGAGGACATGGTGACGTGTTTCGTGCCGGAGGACTGCGCAGGGTTGTGGCGTAAGACGGTGGTGTGGCATGCCGTGGTGGTGGCGGTCACGACGTTGTCGGAGAAGGGGTCGAATCCAGTTTCCGATCGTCTTTGGTCACAGATTCGGCCTCGGCTGTTTGAAGCCTGGACCGAGCTTGCCGACAAGTTAGGCGTTGATGCGCCGGTTCTGGATGTGTGGTGAGGGATCATC